TCAATCTTCATCAATTTCAGGCAGTTTGCCTGCGCGGCGTAGCTCTTCGAGTACGCGCTGCGTCAGCTTGCGAATGTCGGGCGCAGGCAGGTCAGTGACGGCGATTGCGGCGTTCTGCACGGCTTGGCCGACGTCGTTGTCGTCCAGGTTCTCCACGGCCACGGAGGTGACGACGGCGCCGTTCACGCTGGGGGAGATCACGACGGGGTCGCCACCTTGGAGGACCTCCGAGCACGAGCCGGCCGCCCACCCGAGGGCGGGTTCCAGCTTGCCGTAGGTGCTGTCCCGCACGGAGTGACCGGCTTCGACCTGCCGGTAAGTGGTCTTGGTGAGCCCGGCTTCGCGGGCTGTGGCGATCTGTGTCAGGCCGAGCTCGGTGCGGCGCCTGGCCACAAGGTCGGCGAGCCGCGTGAGGGCGGCCTGGTCTGCGGTGGAGGGCATGACGGCCATCATCCCAGGAAGTGCCAGGTACGGCTAGGAACAGAGAGCTATGGCCAGAACCGACCAGGCACTCCAGGGCAAGAAAAGGCAAGAAAAGGCAAGTTACTGCCGCGTACTGCTGGAACACGGGGCTAGAAGGGGCTAGATTCTCTTCATGGAAAGACCCCCAGCCACCTACCAGGTGAGCGGGTCGGCTCTCCGCACCGAACGCATGGACCAGGGCCTCGGCCTGCAGCAAGTCGCCGACGCCGCCGGAATAACCGCCAGCTACCTGAGTCGCCTGGAGACCGGGGTCCGCACACGAATGAGACCGGCCACGTACCACGCACTACGCAAGTCACTCACCGTGACCGACAACCGACTACTTGTGCAGGAGTGAAGAGAGGTGACGATGTCCACCCCCAAGGCGACCCCCACCGCTGAGGAGCACGACGACTTTCTGAAGCTCGAAGACGCAGCCGCCGACATCGGCTGCGGCGTCCGGTGGCTCCGCGACGGAGCGAACCACTACGGCTTCCCTCACGACCGGTACGGCAAGGCCCTCTGGTTCAGCCGCCAGCAACGTGCCGAGATCCGCGCCATGCACCGTCAGCCCGCCCGCTGGCGCCGCAGCAAGCCGCGTACCCGCAAGCCGACCGTGGCTCGTCCGGCGACTGCCGCCGCCTGAGCGGCAAAGCGGCCCCCACCGCCGGGCTCTGACACACCGGCAGCAGGAGCCTGATCCACCCCCGCAACCTCTACAAGAACAGGAGTGGACCGTGTCCACATCATCCCAGAACACCGATCGGTTCCGTGAAGCCCTGGAGAGTGCCGTCGAGGACACACTCATCAGGCTCCCCGAGGAAGTTGTCACCGCAGTGTGGAATGCCTGCGACGACGAGCGTGGGCGGCTCAGCGAAGAGAACGACAAGCTCCGCGAGCAGCTCACGAAGTTGAACATCGCCGCGAACCGGGCGCTCGACAGCCTCAACATGCTCATCACGGAGGTTGCGGACCCTGGCGTGGAAGCGCTCGGAGCCCGGTACCAGCTTCACCAGAGCCTTGCCAGCCGTACCCCTCACTCCGTCTATGCGGACCCGACGAGCCCGGAGCAGGCGCGCAGCACAACCCTAGCCAAGGCCATCGAGGCGGCCCGCGGCGAGTACCTGACGGACGACACGCGTACCGAAGAGGACCGCGCCTACAACCGGGCCGTCTCCGACGTCATCGCCGCGATCGACGCGCTGCGGACGGGCGGTGTGCGATGACGATGCCCTCCCCGTTCTCCCCGTTCGAGCCGGACGAGTTCGACCGCATCACGGCGCACCTGCCGGTCCTCACGGCGTTTCAGGCGGCGTGGGAAGAGGCCGCCGACCTGCTTCACGAGACCCGGCCCGGCGGGTTCGACGTCGAGGAGATCGGCCACATCGCGTTCGACGCGCTGCCCGGCCACGAGAAGGACGCCGCCCTCGGCGAGCTGTTCTACACGTTCTGGTCCGCCACACGCGCCGACCGCGACACCCGCGCACGGTACGCCACCGAGAGGGGTGAGCAGTCGTGACGACGATCCCCGCGCTCCTCGCCCACCTGTCCGGTGGCGACACCCCGCAGGCCGCCGTGGACGGCGCCCGCTGCCTGCTGCCGCCGATCGGCTGCGGCCGGTCCCTCACCGACGGCGACCTGCCCACCGAGGTGGCCGCCCGCGAATGGCGGATCAGCGGACTTTGCCCCCAGTGCTACGACAGGGCCGCACCCGCCGAGGACGACGGCCAACTCGCCGAGCAGAAGCACCTTCTCAGCGACGAGGACGCCGCATTCGATCTCCTCTTCGCAGGCCTCGCGATCACCCACCCCGAGGCGTGCCACACCCCCGCCGACTACCTCGCCTGGACCGCAGGAGGAGCCGCATGAACGAGACGCCGATGACCCCCGAGCGGCTCGCCGAGGTCCGGTCGCTGGATCTGCTGGCGCTGATGCCGGAGCGCGCCGCTGCGGTGATCGGCCGGGCGTTGGGCGACCTCGTCGCTGAGGTCGAGCGCCTGCGCGCCGAGCTGGCGGCCCGCCCCACCCGCGCCGAGGCGTACCGACAGGTCGCCGACGAACTGGCGCTGATGCAGAGCGTCGAACCCGATCATCGTCACGCCGCTGGCCTCTACTCCGCCGAGCAGCGTGCCCGCCGCATGGCCGACGCCGCCGAGCGAGCCGACGACCGGGCCCGCGTCGAGACGGCAGCCACCGAGACCGGGCACCCCGCCCACCCGGCACCGTGCCGCGTCCCCGCCTCCCCGGACTGCACCTGCGACGACACCGAGCGGGGTGGAGTCCAGTGAGCACCTATCCGCCATCCGACGACCGTCTCCGTCATCTGATCGCGCAGGAGATCAACGTCAGCGTCGACAGGTGGAAGCTCGCCTGGTGGATCGCTGGCGGGATCGTCAAGGACTCAGCGATCCGCGCCGAGTTGCACCGCATCAGCGACGCTCACGCGGCAGGCGAGCCGTGTGGTGACCGTCACTGCACCCACTGCTGGAGCGCCATGACCGCCGAGACGGGCGGTGCGCAGTGAACCGCCGCCGCACCGCCCTCCTCGCCGCGATCCGCGACAGCGGCGGCACCTGGACCACCCGCCGCGCCTGGACCCACAACCGCACCCACCACGCCCCCAACCGGGCCACAGCACGCGGCGACCTCGCCTGGACCGCAGGAGGAGCCGCATGAACGAGACGCCGATGACCCCCGAGCGGCTCGCCGAGGTCCGGTCGCTGGATCTGCTGGCGCTGATGCCGGAGCGCGCCGCTGCGGTGATCGGCCGGGCGTTGGGCGACCTCGTCGCTGAGGTCGAGCGCCTGCGCGCCGAGCTGGCGGCCCGCCCCACCCGCGCCGAGGTGCTGCGCGCCGAAGCCGCCTGGCTGCGCGAGATCGCGACGCCGATCACCCGCGAACGCTCGGAGCACGAGCGCGGACAGATGTACGCAGCAGAACGCATGGCGCAGAGGGCCGACGACGCCGAGCGGGGTGAGGGCCGGTGACCGCCCGCACCGGCGTCCGCCACGCCTGCGTCCGGCTGCTCACCACACCGGCAGGACCCGACCGGCGCACCAGTATCGCCGACGCCCGGACCGCGATCTGCATCGCCCGGGGCGTGGCACTGGCCGACATCGACCCGGCATCCGGCTACGACGTCTCCGAGCGCGCCTACCACTCGTCGCGAACCCGGTGGCTCGAAGAAGCCGCCGAACATCCGGACAGCGACTGGCTACGCAAGGGCTACCAGGAGGCGGCTGAGACGTGGGCCCGGCGACGGCCTGACCTGGCCACCGACTGGCCGGAGTGGGACGACGCCATGGACGGGGGTGAGCCGCGATGAGCGCCCGCGAATCGATCGAGAACCTGTGGGACAGGAGCGGGGTGGCTGTCAGTACCCTCCTCGACGCCTACCGCGCCGAGGTGGCCCGGGAGGTCATCCCTCCGTGGGAGGTGATGTACGAGCCCGGCAACGTCTCCGACTACCTGATCGGCTACACCAACAGCGAGGCCGCCGCGAAGGGCGCGGGCGAAGCATGGATGCAGTCGCAGGCCGAGGTGACCGGCCGCCTGGAGTGGGTGCCCGACCGGCCGTGGGACGGCTACGACCAGCAGCACGAGCTGATCGAGCGCCACGCCGATGGTGTCGACACCGGGCCGGGCATTTTCATTCGCCGCATGACCGACGACGCCGAGGCGGGTGACCAGCCATGACCACCTACCTCCACGACGGCACCGTGTTCGACCTGGGCATACCGCACGCGGACGTGTTCGGCACCCACTGGACCTGGACCGGCATCCACAACGGAGCCCGCGAAGCCGTCGTCCGCGAACAGAAGGCGCACCAGCACACGCGACTCCACGGCGGCAGCCGACCCCGTCGGGCGCTGCCCATGACCGTGAACCTTGAACTTCCCAAGGGGGACGCATGAAGCTCCTCGTCGAGATCGAAGGACAGACGCACCCGCTGAACCGCGTCTTCTGGGTCCGCTACGCCCCGAGCGGCTGCGCAGTCGGTTCGCTGATGGGGGAGCACGCCGCAAGCCCGGAGCAGGCCCACAAGGAGTTCACCAGCCGCCAGCGCGACCGGGAACGCGAACTCCGCCAGGGATACCGGCACGAGCTGGTCACCAAGGAGCAGTGGCAGACCACAGTCCGGCCCTGCTTCACCGGCAACTGCGAGCACGCAGCCGCCGCCTGATTCGTCCCGCGCCGGCGGATGACCAAGGGCTGTCGGCGCGGGCCACCAACCACCCCGCAGGGACACCGCACCGCGGTGGCCCCCACCCAGCACACCCAGAAAGGAGACGACATGCGCTCGATCACCCTCGGCCGCTGGACCGTCGACCTGTACGCCCGCGTACTCCGCATCCACCGCGGACCCCACCCGAACTGCCGCCAGTGCCGCGGCGACGGCGGCTACGAAGCGGTCACAGCCGGCCCAGTCCCCGAGCCCACCTACGAACTGTGCGACTGCTGGAACCCCGACCACGGCCTCCGCATCCCCCTCGCACCCCGCAAGCGCCGCGAAACGCTGGAGGTGCCGTTCTGATGGGCACCGCGACCGCGCCGGCCGGGATCCTCCTCGGCACGTACACGCCCGGCACACCGGAGTGGGAGCAGGCCCGCGCAGGGCTCACCGTGACCGCCACCGAGATCGCCGCGGTCCTCGGCCTCTCACCGTGGCAGAGCAGGTTCTCCCTCTGGCACAAGAAGTCCGGCATGCCCACGGCCCCGTTCGAGACGAACCCGGCCATGGAGTGGGGCATCCGCCTGGAAGCCGCCGTCGCCGCCAAGTACGCCGACGAGCACCCCGAGCTGACCCTCGCCGAGACCGGCACGTGGCGGCACGCCGAGCGGGAGTGGCAGCGCGCCACCCCCGACCGCATCGCCGACGACCGGCTCGTCGAGGTCAAGACGACCGCCACAGCGGACGGCTGGGGCGCGCACGGCACGGGCGAGGTGCCCGTCTACTACCGCTGCCAGGTCATCCAGCAGATGGACGTCCTCGGCTACGAGCGCACCGACTTCGCCGTGCTGATCGGCGGCTCCGACTACCGCGAGTACACCGTCTGGTTCGACGAGACCGACGCGAAGGTCATGCGCGAGGCGGCCGAACAGTTCCTCGACGACGTGCGCCGCGGTGTCCGCCCCGCGATCGACGACTCCACCGCCACCTACCAGACGGTCAAAGCCCAGCCCGAGGGCCGCGACGACCTAGATGTCGAGATCCCCACCGACCTCGCCGACCGCTACCTCGCCGCCGTCCGCGACGCCAAGACCGCCGACGCCGCCAAGCGGCAGGCCGCCGCACAGGTCCTCGACCTCATCGGCGGCGGCTACCGCGCCATCACACCCGACGGAACCCGCATCGCCTACCGCACCGTCCGCGCCGGCCGCACCCACTCCCTCACCCCCTACCAGCAGAAGGATGCAGCATGAGCCAGATCTCCAACGCCGTTGCCAAGCGCGACAACTCGCCGGGCGCCATGGTCCAGCAGTACAAGGCCGACTTCTCCACCGTCCTCCCGGACCACGTGAAGCCCGATACCTGGGTGCGCCTCGCCCAAGGCGTCCTCCGCCGCGACAAGAACCTCGCCCAGGCCGCCGAACGCAACCCCGGCTCGCTGATGACCGCCCTCCTCGACTGCGCCCGCCTCGGCCACGAACCCGGAACCGAATCCTTCTACCTCGTACCGTTCGGCGGCGAAGTCCAAGGCATCGAGGGCTACCGCGGCGTCGTCGAGCGCATGTACCGCGCCGGCGCCATCGCCTCTGTCAAGGCCGAGGTCGTCTGCCAGGGCGACGACTTCGACTACCAGCCCGACATGGACAAGCCCCGCCACCGAGTCGACTGGTTCGGCGACCGCGGGCCCATCGTCGGCGCCTACGCCTACGCCATCTTCAAGGACGGCTCCACCAGCCGCGTCGCCGTCATCAACCGCGCCTACATCGACAAGGTCAAGAAGGAGTCCAAGGGCTCCGACAGGGCGACCTCCCCATGGATGAAGTGGGAAGAGCAGATGGTCCTCAAGACCGTCGCCAAGCGCCTCGAACCCTGGGTGCCCACCTCCAACGAGTGGCGCCGCGAACAGCTCCGCGCCGCCCGCGAAGTCGCCAACGAGCCCACGCCGCCCACCACCCCGGCACCGCCCGCACCCGAGCAGGTCGACCCCGACACCGGCGAAGTCATCGACGGCGAACTCGTCGACGACACCCCCACCCAGTAACCGCCTCGGGCCGCCCCTGCCCGAAACAGGGGCGGCCCCACCGAAAGGAAACCACGAATGACCACTCCCACGACCGAGGCCACCTGCAATGCCTGGTACTGCGGGCGCTGCCGAGCCGCATACAAGGTCGAGCCCGAACTGTTCACCCCCGCCTGCAAGTGCCCTCGTCCGATCTACACGCTGCGGCCCACCCACATCACACAGATGACCGCCGTCCCGAGCCGGCTGCGGCCGGTCACGGACGAGGACGCACGGCTTCGATCCCTCGCCCGTCGAGGGCGCCGTGTGCGGGTGACCCTCGAAGCCGAGGTCACCGAAGTCTCCCGCTGCTACTCCGAAGGACGCGAAGCGGACGCCACGCTCACGTTCATCGTCACCACCGCCGACGGTCGCCGCCACGCCATCGAACCCGCCGTGCCCGGAGTCCACATCGCAGCCCTCGGCTACGAGAGGACGGCCCGATGACCCGCCGCCTCTCTCCGGCTGAGCGTCTGGCCGCCACGGACCGCGACGCCACCCTCGCCGCCATCGCCGCCCGCACCAGCGACTGGGACCGGTTCCTCGTCGAACAGGCCGTCTGGATGCTCGGCCTCCAACAGCACGAGTTCTCCGCCAACGACATGCGCGACCTCCTGCCCGAACTCGCCCACGGGCACCTCGGCGCCGCCTTCAACGCGTTGCGCGCCAGCGGCCTCATCCAGCACACCGGGCGCTACGTGCCCTCCACCCAGCCCACCACCCACGGACACCCCATCGCTGTCTGGCAACTCTCCACCAAAGGCCGCCAGATAGCTGGCCTCCGTCGGCCCCGACAGCAGGGGAGGGCCGCCGCATGAAGCCGCCGACGCCGTACTTCGGCGGCAAGGCCCGTATCGCGAAATGGATCGTGTCGCTGCTGCCCAAGCACCAGCACTACGTCGAACCGTTCTGCGGGGGTTTGTCCGTCCTGCTGGCGAAGCCTCCGGCCGCGATGGAGACCGTCAACGACCTCGACGGCGAGTTGATGAGGATGTGGCGGGTCTTGCGGGACCGGCCCACCGAACTGGTGCGGGCATGCGCGCTGACGCCGCACTCCCGCACCGAGCTCGCAGTCAGCCACGAGCCCGTCTCCGACGAAGTGGAGGCTGCTCGGCGGACCTGGTCCCGGCTCGCCCAGGGAAGGTCCGGCACTCTGCGGCAGACCGGGTGGCGCCACTACATCGACCCCGCCGGATCCACGATCGGCATGCCGGGCTACATGGCTGCCTACGTCGACCGGCTCGCCGCAGCTGCGGAGCGCCTGTCCGCCGTGTCCCTGGAGTGCCTGCCTGCGCTGGACATCGTCGGCAAGTACGGCACCGCGAAGGACGTCCTGCTGTACGTCGACCCGCCCTACCTCGGCACTACCCGGCCGTTCAGCAACTACCGATACGAGATGCGCAACGAGACCGACCACCGGGAGCTGGCGGCTGCACTGCACAACTGTCGAGCCGCAGTGGTGCTGTCCGGCTACGACAGCCCGCTCTACGACGAGTTGTACGCCGGGTGGCACCGGTACACGCAGCAGACCATGACCGGCAACGCGAAGACCGCGAAGGACCGCACCGAGGTTGTGTGGTCCAACCGGGCCCTGGCCGGCCAGTACGACCTGTTTGCGGAGGTCTCGGCATGACGACCGTCCTCACTCTCCTCGCCGCCTGGACCGCCACTTCTATCCCCACCGGCCTCGCACTCGCCACCGCCATCCGACACGCCAGGAAGGAGACCCGGCCGTGACCATCAAGACCCTCCCGCCGCACGGCACCCTGTCCCGGCACAAGCACTACGGGTGCGACTGCGAGCCCTGCCACAGCAACTACCGCGACTACGAACGCACCCGCTACCGACTCCGCGGCTACGGCACCTGGCAGCCCCTCACCAACATCCAGGCCGCCCGCGAGCACGTCTCCAACCTGGTCGCCGCCGGCTACACCATCACCAGCATCGCCGCAGCCGCCAACACCGACACCGCGACTCTCCAACGCATCCTCTACGGCCCCAGCAAAACCCTCCGCACAGACACCGCCCACCGCGTGCTCGACACCAAGGCCAGCGACATGCGGCCCTCCGAGCACCGCACCATCGACGCCACCGGAACCCGACGCCGCCTCCAGGCCCTCGTCGCCATCGGCTGGCCATTCAGCCACATCGCCCGCCATGCGGGGATCCACCAGCGCCCCGTCGCCGAACTCGCCCGCGCCAAGCACGTCACCCGCCGCACAGCTCAGCGCGTGGAAACCACCTACCGGCAACTATGCCGACTGGACCCCGCCACCGACGGCGTACCGGGCAACCAGATAACTGCAGCGCGCCGCAAGGCCGCCACCCGCGGCTGGTGCGGGCCCCTCGCCTGGGACGACAACATCGACGACCCCGCCGCCCAGCCCGACCGCGAGACCGGCGCCGACCAGTTCACGGCCAGCCAGCTCGCCGCCGCCCGCGCCGCCGACATCGCGCACCTCGGCCGGTTCGGCATCCCCCACCGGGAGATCGCCACACGGGTCGGCGTCACCGAGGCCTACGTCCGCGCCCAGCTCGCCGGCTACCGCGTCCCCGGACAGCCCCGCACACGGCAGGAGGCGGCGTGAACACCAGCGACTGGAAGGCCAAGGCGATCTGCGCCGACGAGCCTGACTTCTGGTACCCCGTCGGCAACAGCGGCCCGGCGAAAGCCGACGCCGACCTCGCCAAATGGATCTGCAACGCGCGGTGCTACGTCCGCGCCCAGTGCCGCGAAGACGTGCTCCAAACGGAAGCCGGATGGCCCATGGACCGGCGCCACGGCATCGCCGGCGGCCTCAGCCCCAGCGAACGCCTCGCCCTCGACCCCACCCGCACCACCGCCGCGTAGTCCAGACCGCAGTACGCATTGCTGAGAAGAGGCATCGTGAGGATTCGGCACTCCCGGCTGACGAAGGACTTCCTGCAGGTCCCCAACGCCAGCGTGCGCGACGAGCGGCTGAGCCACATGGCCCGCGGGATCCTCGTCGACCTCCTCAGCCGGCCCGACGGATGGGACGCCACGGCCGATGACCTGTGGCGCGCGTCCGTCGAAAAGCACGGCAAGAACAGCCCCGGCCGCCGAGCCTTCCGCGCAGCCTTCGCAGAGCTCAAGGAGTGCGGCTACCTGACGTCCAGCCGAGAGGTCTTGAAGGGCGGCAAGTACACCACCGTTCTTACTCTCGGGGACGTTCCGGCAGGTCACACCGACGTACCACACGCTGGTACGTCGGGCCGAAGTGCAGAAACGCAGAAAACCGCAGGTCACACCGACGTACCACACGCTGGTACGTCGGAGCCCCCCGCCGACGTGCCACACGGTGGTACGTCGGCGCGACCAGGGGAAACGAGCGTTCGCCCTGCTCACACCGACGTGCCAGACGGTGGCACGTCGGCCCCACCTGCAAAAACAGGCATCTACGCAGGTCGCACCGACGTACCACACGCTGGTACGTCAAATACAGAACACGGTGAGAACACGGGGAAGAAGACTTCTTCTTCTACAGCCGTCGACCTCGAAGCCTTCGGCGCCTTCTGGCTCGTCTACCCGAAGAGCCGCGACCGCGAGAAGACCCTCACCGAGTGGCGCACCGCGATCACCAATGGCGCCGACCCCCAGCAGATCACCGCCGCCGCGCAGGCATACGCCCGCGAAAAGGCCGGCGAGGAGTGGCGCTTCATCAAGCACTCCGCGAACTGGCTCCGCGAACGCCGCTACGAGGACGACTACGCGCCCCAACCCAACGGCAAGCCCGCCCTGCGCGCCGTCAACGGCGCATCCCAGAACGACATCGACAGCATGAGCGAAGAGGAGATCGAGCGTGCACTCCGTTTCGGGTGACGACCTCACCCCCCAGCAGCAGTGGCTCGACGAGCGCCGCCGCCACGCCCTGGCCCGCTTCGACGACCGCATCCCCGCCCTCTACCGGCAGGCCATCGACCTGCCCGCAGAGGCCGCCCAGTGGGCTGACGGTGCCGACGGCGCCCCCGCAAGCCTGTTCCTCACCGGCATCATCGGTGTCGGTAAGACCCACGCCGCTTGGCACACTGCTCGCCGCTGGCTCGACAACCAGCACCGCCACGGGCGTCCGGGCAGCCCCACCGTGCAGACCTGGCGGTCCACGCAGCTGTTCGACGCCCTCCGCCCTGAGGGCGACAACCCGCGGGCCGTCACCCAGGCCGCACAGGCCTGCGGGCTGCTGTACCTCGACGACCTCGCCGCCGCCCGCGTCTCCCCGTCCGGTTGGACCCAGGAACGCCTGTACGAGATTTTCGACGAGCGGTACACCAAGCAGCGCCCGTTGCTGATCACCTGCGACGTGCTGCCGGGCAGGCTCGCTGACGTCGTCGGCGAGCGTGTCGCTTCCCGTCTCGCCGAGATGTGCCGCGGCGGCATCCACCTGATGCGCGGCGCCGACCGACGCCTGGCAGGTGCCGCATGACCGACCTGTGGACCGACGAGCTGACCGAACTGGCCACCGACGGGCAGACCGTGTGGACCCGCCCCCGAGACCTGGAAGCCGAACGCACCGTCGCCGCCTCGATCATGGAGCGGCCGGAGCTGATCGACGAACTCGACGGCACCGTCGACCCCGTCGACTTCTCCGACCCCCGGTACGCCCAGATCTGGTACGCCGTCGACGAGCTCCGCCAGGACATCCAGGACCGGATCGCCCCGCACGCCGTGCACAAGCGGCTGCTGAAGATGCGCGCCGAAGGTCGCATCCCCGGCGTGCCTTTCGACGCCGGCGAATTGCAGATGCTGTACAGCGAGGCCATGCCCGCGTCCGCCGGCTACTTCGCCGAGCAGGTCGCCCAGAAGGCCACCGCCTCCCGCCTCGTCGACTTCGGCCTCAAAGTCCAGCAGGCCGGCATGAACGCCGCGTTCGACGAGAACGCCGACCTCGCCGACCTCCAAGCCGCCTTCGACGGCATCCTCCGCACCCACGGCGACAACACCGGCGCCAAACGGGTCGGCGACCTCGTCGACGACGCCCTCGAACGCGCCGTCACCCCACCGAAGACCGGCGACCGTATCCCCACCGGCTTCGCCGACCTCGACTCCTGCACCAACGGCGGCCTCCGCCCCGGCCGCATGGTCGTCGTCGGCGCACGGCCCGGCGTCGGCAAGACCCTCTTCGGCACCGGCCTCGCCCGGGCAGCAGCCATCAAGGGCGGCCTGCCGGTTCTGTTCAAGACCCTCGAGATGGGCGTAGAGGAGATCACCGACCTGGTCGTCGCCGCCGAATCGGGCGTCGCCCACCACAACCTGACCGGCGGTGTGTGCTCCAGCCGGGAAGTGCAGAAGCTCGCCACTGCCCGCGAACAGATCGCCGCCGCCCCGCTGTGGATCGACGACAGCGTCGGCGTCACCATCCCCTCCCTGCGCAACCAGATCCGCACCATGGCCCGCACCCAGGGCCTGCGCATGGTCGTCGTCGACTACCTGCAGCTCATGCAGGCGCCCAAGGCCGAGTCCCGGCAGGTCGCCGTCGCCACCATGTCCCGCGAGCTGAAGCTCATCGCCAAAGAGTTCGGCATCGTCGTCGTGGTCCTGTGCCAGCTCAACCGCGGTCCCATGCAGCGCGCCGACAAGCGCCCCGAGATCTCCGACCTGCGGGAGTCCGGCGCCATCGAGCAGGACGCCGACATGGTCATCCTGCTGCACCGGCAGGACATGCACGAACCCGAGTCGCCGCGGGCTGGCGAGGTCGACCTGATCCTCGACAAGCACCGCGGCGGCCACCGAACCACGATCACAGCCGCCGCCCAGCCCCACTACAGCCGCTTCGTCGACATGGCCTGGACACCGGGCTCCACCCCGGAGGTGGCTGCATGACCGACCCGAACCCGCTGTACGCCGACGCCTGCCCTCGCTGCCTGGCAGGCCCGACCGCTCCCACGAACGGCATCACGGCCCGCGGCAGCCTCACCGCCGCCTACCGGTGCCGGGCCTGCCGCCACATCTGGACCTGCACTTGGGCTGTTGTCCCCGGCCGCGTCCTCCCGCCCCCGCCCGCCCTCGAGGAGGCCGCCTGATGCCCCGCGTCTTGGACGGCCGCCTCACCCCGGGCCAGTTGCAGGCGCTGCGTCTGGCGGCGAATGGGCTGACGGCGGGGCAGATCGCCCGCCGGCTCGGCACGACGGAGACCGGTATCCATCTGCGGCTCAACACGGCGGCCCGTGCGCTGGGGGCCCGGTCTCGGGCGCATCTGGTGGCGGTCGCCATGACCCAGGGTTTGATCACCCCCGCCGACATCGAGCCGCCACACGGCCACCAGAGCGCCCCGCAGGCGGCACCCGCACCCCGAGTCCACCCGGCACCCGAAACGGCGTCACGCGGGCGCACAGCCCCCCGCACGGGCCCCGAAGCGACCACACCCAAGGAGACAGCCGCATGACCGACACCCCCAACACCCCCGGCACGGGGCCCACGCGCCCGCAGGACGGACGTACAGGTGGCCCGGCGACTCCGTGTCCACCGAACGGCGCGAACGGCCCGCAGACGGGCACACAGCGACGCGAGCGGTACGCGGCAGCGATTGCGCGCGACACGTTCGGACGGCCCGACGACGACGCGGTGATCTGTGCCGCCGACGCAGCCATGGTTGTGGCGGATGCCGAGCAGCACGCCCTGTACCGGCTCCTGTCCGAGGCTCGGTACAGGGAAGATCAAACGGCGGAGCAGAACGCTCGCCTGACGCGTGCCGCTGGTGACCGTGCCCGCTACCCGAGCATGGCATCACAGCTCGACGCAGCGCAGCGGGAGAACGCACGCCTCCGCGACGAGCGGGACCGTGCCCGTCGCCTGGCCGTCGCCCTGGAAAGCCAGCTCGCAGCCGTCCGCGCCATGCACCAGCCGCAGCGGTTCACGACGAGCGACATCTGCGGCCACTGCTCTGGCTGGGGCGGCGACGGCACCTGGCCCGCCCAACTCGTCGCCTGGCCCTGCGACACCGTCCGAGCCATCAAGGAGCAGCCGTGAGCCGTGCCAAGCACCTCGTCTGCCAGTGGTGCGGTGAGCCGCCCCGCAAACCCGTCGCCTGGTGGGACAACCGCCCGCAGTGCGGCGACCGATTCGCCTGCGACCGAGCCAGCACCCGCGCCGAACGCGCACGCGAGCGGCGCAACCAGCAGCCCGCGGGGGAGGAGCAGCCGTGAACGGCTGGATCATCCTCGCGGTCAACGCGGTCACCATCGCTGCCGCCACCACCGCCTTCGTGCGCAACCAGCGCCGCACCAAAGCCGCCCTCCGGCAGGCCCGCGCCCGGCACCGCGAAGCCACAGCCCTCCTCGCCCGGATGAACCTCGCAGCCCTCAAGACCGAACGCATCCGCCGCAACACCTGGACCAAGGAGCAGCCGTGAACGACACCTACCGCGTTCTTGTCACCGGCAGCCGCAGTTGGACCGCCGAACTTGTCACCTGGCACGCCCTCAACCAGGCCAGGGACACCACACCAGCCGGCCGAACCCTCGTCATCGTTCACGGCGGCTGCCCCAAGGGTGCCGACCAGGTGGCGCACAACTGGGCGCAAGGCCACGCAGTTGCCACCGAGGTACACCCCGCCGACTGGGCCACCCACGGCCGCGCAGCAGGCCCTATCCGCAACCAGCTCATGGTGCGCCGCGGCGCCGACCTCTGCCTCGCCTTCATCCACAACGGCAGCCGCGGCGCCAGCCACACCGCCGGACTCGCCGAAGCCGCCGGAATCCCCACCCGCCGTTTCACCATCCGGGAGCAGCCGTGAGCCCGTGCCCGTTCTGCGAGATCGCCGCCGGTCACGCTCCCGCCGACATCGTCCGCGAGTGGCCCGACACGCTCGCCGTCGTCCCGCTCAACCCGGTCACGCTGGGCCACCTCCTCGTCATCCCCCGCACCCATGTCCCCGACTTCACCGACGACCCCGTGGTCACCGGCCTCACCGCCCAGCGCACCGCCGAACTCGCCCGCGACCTGGGCCTCACCGCCGCCAACGAGATCACCAGCAAAGGCGGCGCCGCCACGCAGACCGTCTTCCACCTGCACCGACATCTAGTACCCCGCGCCCCCGGCGACGGCCTCGCACTGCCCTGGACCGGACAAGCCGCCTGACCCCGCCCGGCCGCCCCATGGCCGGGCCCCCAGCCCGCACCCCGCGCGACAGGAGCCACCCATGAACACCACCTGCACCGTCTGCGGTCACGACCTGTGGCACACCGAGCAAGGCCACCAAGCCTGCGGCGCCTGCATCCGCCGCCTCGACCGCATGCTCCAAGACCTCGCCGGGCCCCACGGGCTCTACGCCCAGCTCGCCACCGTCCTCCAACCCGGCACCCTCGCCGACAACGCCCGCGTCTCCGGCAGCCGCACCGCACCCCTCCCCATACGACTCGAACCCCTGTCCCTGTCCAGCCGCGGGGGAGTCGTCACCATCCTCCAAACCTGGCTCGTCGACATCCACGACCACCTCGGCTACCGGCACCCCCGCTGGCAAGGCGGCTTGCAAGGCCAACTCGACCAGGCCGTCAGCCGGCTCCGCATCCTCCTCCCTTGGGCAGCCGAGAATCATCCCGCCATCGCCGAACTCTTCGCCGAAGTCAGGCAGGCCGTCGGCCAATGCCGAGCCCAGATATCCGGCGAACCCCCCGCCAAACGCGTCACCGTCGTCTGCACCCTCTGCGACGCCACCATGCGCATCACCCTCGACACCCCCGGACAACGCTGCCAGTGCGGAACCCAGTACGGGTGGGCCGAACTCCGGCAGCTCAACCTCGCTGACAGGGCCGCGGCATGACGAAGGCCCCCACCGAGATGGTGGGGGCCTTCACGCACGTCAGGGCTACGGCCGCGCCCCGCCATCAAACGCCCGCCCAACCGACTGACCGCCAGCCGGCTACTGCCGGTCGGGAACCTGCTACCGGTAGTAGGTTCCCGACCGGCGACAAGCAGACAGCAGGTACCTACTCAACGTGAGTAGGCTGGCCGCATCTATCGGGCCCCGAAAGCCGCCCCCACTTCGCCCCCGTCGTAGCCCTCCCGGTGCGCCAACAACACCCGGACCCAAAACTCCCGCTCGCCCGCCGGGCGGCCCGCAGGCATCGCAAACAGCAGCCCGCCGGCGCTCTCCACCACCCCGCCGAACAGGTGCGGGTCATCCACCTCGTCCAGAACCACCACCTCGCCGGCCACCGCGGACAACAGCACCGGCAGAGGATCCGACACGATCCGGGACAAGGGAAGACGGCCGGAAGACGACGGCTCACGCGCAGGCGTAGCTAGACTCATGGGGGAACTGCCTCTCTCTGAAGGGTCGCGGTTCTCGATCAGCAGGCGGCAACCTGCTGGCACTCGCAGCGGCCGGGACTCGTGCAGCCACACGAACGTCCCGGCCGCTGTCTTGCTGCCAAGACACTAGGCGGCAGCCCAAACAGGTCAGCGGGAAATCGGACTACCAGAAGACCAGCAAAACCCGAAGAACCCGAAAAGGTGACCTGCCAAGAAGTCAAGTTCGACCTGCGAAAACGCTAGAGAAACGACTCTTATCGCTATACACGGCACGCCGACCACGAGGAGCCGCAGCCCTCGCAGACATGGCCGAAAACCATCCAACAAGACCCCGCATCCACCCCAGAAACACCCCCACCGGCGCCCGCCCGTTGTAAGCTACGGCCACGCGACCAGCAGTGTTGCAAGTAGGAAAACACGGGTCGCAGGTTGACATTCGGACAGTGCAAAGGTTGCGACAGTACACTCCGAGAAACGAAAAAGCCCCCGCCCGAAAAACGGACGGGGGCTTATTGGTGTCGCCTCACGCGACTACTCGTCGTCCCCGGCCCGGCCAGCCAACTCAATGCCGCGCACCCGACGTAGCCACCGCGCCAGCGCAAACAATGCACCGCCCAGAACTGCGCACGACCCCCAGCCATCCGTCACCAGCGAATGAAAACCATCCACCGCCTGAATGTAGATCGCCAAAGAGCCCACCGAAGCAGTGATCAACCCGTTCGTGCGCGACTCCGCCGACAACAGCCAATCCATCGGAGACCACGCGAACCCCAAAAGGTCATGGGCCCGCATCCGCAGCGCTGCGAAAAGAAACCCGACCACCAGCGCCAGCCGACGGCCCCGAGGCAGCCCCCGGCCGTCCGCCCCAGCCAACAGATCCGCCCACTCATCCCGCAGATGAAGACGACGCCGACCAGCCAGACGAGCAGCAAACGAAGCGCCGCGCCGGGCATGCGAAAGCCCCACAGGACTCCGACGCTCGTGAAAATCCGGCGAAACCTGGACGCTGTGCACGTACAACTCAGTCGGGCTGTAGTCGATCGCGAACGACTCTTCCGACTGCATGCGTCGCACAATGTAGGCGAAAGCGTTCTCGATGTCCTCTCGGTCGAGCGCAATCAGGTGCTCGGCCGCCGCATCTTCACCTTGTGACTCAGCCAAGAGGTCCCGGAGATACTCCTTCACCTCGCTGCGTTGGGCTTCACTGCTCACGCCGCGCCTCCCGCCAGCCCGAACCGGCGTGCACGGCGGGCCTTCCGATCCTGCACCGCCTGATGTGCACTCGCCCAGCCGGCGCCCGTCAACTCGTAGTACCGGCGAGCAGGCCGCCCCGGATGAGGGGCGACCTCCTTCCGCGCCTCGACCCAGCCGTGCTCCGTCAGGCGCTCCAAAACCGGATACACGGTGCCCGAGCCCAGATCGGCCTCCTCGCAGATCTTCAGCCCCCACGCGGGGTCATCGTCAGTCGCCGCCAGCAACACCTTGAGCACCTCAAGGGTGGGGCGGGTAAGGCGAATTGATGCCATGGCGACAGGGTGCCACGCCTCCGACCATATGTCGAGAACGACACATGGTCGGAGGGAGGCCCGCGGCAGCCGAGGGCTACGGGCGCAGGGCGTCAGGCGGCGACGTACCGGTTGGAAGAGCGAGATACGAGTCCCTCCCGGTACAAGACGTCGAGCGCGAACCCGACCGTCGCTGACGCCACCCCGTATACCGGTGCGAGCTCTTTGTAGACGAATCGATAGCCCGTAGGAAATCTGCCAGCCGCGAGATCCGCTCTCAGGCGTGTTGTCGCGTAGTCGATCTCCGTCTCGCAGTCGTACTGGTCACTAGTCAGCTGGTAGAGGGGCGCCTCGGAGTTGATCGCCTGTTCCTCTGCGGCCAACGCTTCGCGGCCGGTGGCGTGCCACTCAACGGTCCGGCGCTCGACGAGATGCCACCACGGCTTCGACATCTCGTGCTGCGCCCAGCGCCGCTCCAACTGCGAGGAGACCCCCACGTACAGGAGACGCCCCTTCCCGTCGTAGAAGCGATACAAAGCGGTGCGCCCGGCCTTGAAGACGGTCGTCACCGCCCCTCCCCGTAGCTCCACTGGCTGCCGGTGCCCCTGTACTCGGAGACGGGGATGGGTTCGACGCCGGGGCGCATGCGCTCTCGGTAGAGCATCCCGTACAGGTGGTCGATCTCGTGGGCGACGAGCCGTGCCACGCCCCGCTCGAAGATCGTGATCTGCTTCTGCCCGTCGATGTCGGTGTGCTCGACGCTGATCGACAGCGGACGGGGCACCATCCCGCGCACGTCGAAGAAGCTCAGACAGCCCTCGTACTGCTCGTCCGTCTCGACTGACTCCTCCACGTACCGCGGGTTCAGCAGCGTGACGTTCTCGCCGTCCAGGGTGCGGACGATGGCAGCGGCCCGGTCGATGCCGATCTGCGGGGCGGCGATGCCCATGCCCTTGCCGAAGTTGTGCACGGTGGCGGCCCGTTCGGTGGCCGAGACGAGCTCGGCGACGACGCGGCGGGCGTCCTCGGCTTCGTCGGGCAGCGCGAACTCGCGGGCGGTCTTCGTCAGGACCGGGTCGCCTTCCTGGACGATCCCGATCTCCTGCATGCGGTCACTGGGCCTGGCGGCGGTCACGTCCGTCTTGATCTCCTCCTTGGATTGCGGGTTTTTGAACTTCCATTCGAGCCTGTAGCGGGCGTGCAGCGGCGGGTCCTCGGTCGACCAGGAGAAGACGCGCCGGCCGTCCTCGTCGCCGCGGCGGATCGCTGTGCGGAACGGCATCGCCGTCGCGGTCATCGTCGTCTCAGTGCCCCACACCGTCGGGCCCAGCTCGGCCGGGAAGTCCAACCGAACGCTCAGCCGCCTAGTCGGGAGCCGCACCGCACGCTGAAACCACGTGCCCCACTTCTCGTCGCCGACCGTGTAGCTGTACTCCAGCCACGCCGACTCGCCCGGGTACAGCGGGTACCGGCCGTGCTCGTTCTCCAGCAGCAGCCACAGTTCCTTGAAGGCGTCCCGGTCGTGCCGGACGGTCCAGGTCAGCGGCTCGCCGTCGATGCTGGCGCTGAGGCCGATCTCGTCCCAGGTGAGCGGGTTCTCCCGGTAGTGCGCATTGGACCGCTCGGGGTTGCCGGGGTAGCGGTCGACTGAAATCCGGATCATGTACTGGGTGATCGGATCCGGGCTGTCGTTGTAGAGGCGGCGGCGTTGCGTAGCCCGGTACGTCGTCCCGTCGTAGATCAGGCTCGTGTCCTCGTGCTCGACGATCAGACTCGCCTCGTGCGGAGCTCCGTGATCCGGGCCCGGATGCTGGGCGGGGATCGAGCGGCCGTGCGCCTCCAGCTCACGGAAGGCGTGGACGATCGCGCCGCCGGCACGCAGGACTCTGTCGGCTTGGCGAGCAAAGGCCTCCGACGGGCGCTGGGCGCCGCTCTCGACCTTCGAGACGTAGGAAGGCGTGTAGCCGACTGCGGTGGCGAGCTTCGACTGCGAGAACCCCCGAACGTCCCGCCAGTACTTCAGCTCGCCCACGAAGTCCGCGCCGTGCTGCCTGTCAGGCATTGGTCCCCCTGTGCCTGTGAGTGATCTATGAATGAGTGCCGCTCACGGTGCCCTCACGTGCACGCTCTGCGATCTCCTCAAGGCATGAGAGAAGACGACACGAGCGATTACGGATCAGTTGGACGTCTTGTTGCTGCGCACGGTCTTGTCGCGCAGGGGAGGAACGCCGGCCTGTACGCCGATGCGCCGGATGTGGTTCCGGTCGTAGGGGCTGTGCGCCGCGATCTTCCCGGGAGCAGCGTTGCGTTCCGAGAGGTTCCTGACGATCTCTTCACGGAGAGCTTCACGAGCTTGTTCGAGCGACTCCTCGGCCGCCCTGTAGGCGGCAGTGCGCTCGTCCATTCTGGCCAGCGCGGCGGCCTCTCGCTCTCTCTCCTCGCTCGTCATGACGGCATGTTGCCACACGTGGCAGCACCCGCCGCGGTGCGGTCTTGGGAAATCTCCTCGAAGGACTTGCGTCTGATGCCTCATGTTGCAACTATAGGAGTCATCGCGGCAGAAGAACAGGCCACGAAAAAAGCCCCGCCCGGTGCGCCAACACCGAACGGGGCGAGGAAGCCCCTTGTCGCAGAAGGAGCAACCCTGTGAGCAGCAGTGTAGCCATTCCCGCCCCCGCCAGCTCGGGCGACCACCCTCACCAGTCCGTGGCTGTCGTCCGCGGGCAGCGCGTGATCGTGGAATGCCCGGCATGGTGCACCGAGCGGCACGCCGAGCACGATGAGCTGTGCCTGGAGGACGTCGCCCACGTCGGCGACCAGGCTGCCGTGTCCGCTCCGGTCGGCGTCACCAGCCGCGAGGACATCCTCGCTGGCCACATCTCCCAGTGGACGTACACGGGCGAGACCCGCCCGGTCTTCGCGTTCGACGCGACCGGCAGCGGCGAATTCTCCGAGCTGTCGAAGGTGCAGGCGCGGGCCGAGCTGGACCGGATCGCCGCCCACGTCGAGCGTCTCCGCCGCGTCGTCGACGCGATGCCCGACGCCTGACTCCTCTCTCACCCACCCATTGGCGGCCCCGGCCGTGCGACCCAACCGCGTTGGCCGGGGCCTGGATCCCCCTAGGAGGGACCTGTCATGAACCGTACCTTCAACCCCACTTCCCCGCTGTCGGATGCGGATGCCGCTTCGGTGTCGGACCTGTCGGCTCGCCGGCGTGCGACCACGTCGGTGGCGGATGCGAATGCCGCGTTCCGCGCGGATCTGATCGGCGACTACCTGGCGGTTCGCCGGACGGGTGTTTGGTCGGATGAGTTGCGTGTCCTGGCGGAGGCTCGCCGGTATGACGTGGCGAATCCGGACGACACCGTCCCCCTGTTCGATGAGCTGCATGCGATCGAGCTGTTCGGCACCCAGCCGGGGGTGGCGGCGTGAGTGGGGTGGAGTCGAGGCCGCTGGTGTCTGCGGAGGATGATCCGCTGTTCGACGCGGATCATGCCCGGCGCGGGCCTGGGATGGAGCGTCGGGCGTCGATCACGGTCGGCGATGTGGAGGACATCCAGAGCGGACGGATGTGGGCGATGCCGAAACCCGAGGCGGGTGGCCGGTGATGTCGCGCTACCTGGAGGAGGCCGCCGACCTGCTGCGGAAGTCGGCCGACGCGAACGAGTACTACCGCTGCCCCCTGACGGGACGGACGGACGAGCACCGCAAGACCGAGGGCCGTGAGCGGATCGCCCGCGAATTCGCCGCCTTGGCGGCGATCGACAAGGGCCTCCTGCCTGCCGAGCTGACAGAGACCGTGCTCGACGCGATCCGGAAGGCGGGTGGCCGGTGATGAACGAGTTGGAGGAGTTCGAGGTCATCCGCTATACGGCGGATGTGGTGTGTGTCCGGGAGTCCGTTCGGGGGCCGGAGCTGTTGACGGTCCGGCGTGGTTGGCCGCCGCACCAGGGGCGTCTGGCTCTGCCGGGCGGGCATGTTGATCCGGGGGAGACCGGTCGCGAGGCCGCCGCGCGGGAGCTGTTCGAGGAGACCGGCGTCAAGGTCAGGCAGGAGCGGCTCATCTTCGTGGGCCTCTTCGATCAGCCTGACCGTGATCCGCGGGGCCGCTACATCTCCGCGGCTTGGGCGGTCGTCGTCAACGAGGACACGGTCGCGCAGGCCGGCGACGATGCCGCTGCTGTGGCGTGGGTGCCGCTGCACTACCCGGGCGAGCTGGCCTTCGACCACAACGAGGTCGTGTACCGCGCCAGCCGCGATCAGCTCGCCTGGCTGCCGAACCGCCCGGGCGGAGGTGGCCGGTGATGGGTTGGCCTCTGTACATCACGGGTCTGCTGCTGGTCGTGGTGACGATCGTCGTGATGGGCGCGGGGATCTCCCAGCTCATGCATGAGCGCCGCAGCCTGACGGACCACGGCCTGGACTGTTTCTGGTGCCACCCGCGGCTTCCGTGGCGGGGAGGTGGCCGGTGATGGGTCTGGTCGCGAAGGCCGCACTGTTCCTCGTTGATCTGTTGTGGGGCCTGCTGCTGCTGCTGGTGTTGGTGCCGGGTTTGGCGTCGGGGGTGTTGGCGGCCACGGTGTGGTCGCTGCACTCCCCGGCGATGGTGACGGTGGCCCTGCTGGTGGCGGTGGCTCGTCTGCTGGCGGCACCGTCCCCGAGGGGGTGGGTGCGGTGATCGAGGTCGTTTCGTTCGGTTTCGGTCACGCCCCGGCCCCGCGTGCCGAGCTGGTCGTGGACCTGCGAGCGCATTTTCGGGATCCGCATGTGCGTCGGGAGATGCGGGAGCTGACCGGTCTGGATGACGAGGTGCGGCACACGGTGATCCGCACCCCCGGCATTCCGCCGCTGATCGACGCCTTGGCAGGGGTCGTCAACGGATTCCTCGTCGGCTCCACCGTCCTGCCCACCCGTGTCGCGGTCGGCTGCACCGGGGGCCGGCACAGGTCGGTGGTCGTGGCGGTCGAGGTGGCGCGGCGGGTCCGGAAAGCCCGCGGTGTCGACATCCGTGTCCGGCACCGCGACATCGAACGACCCGTCCTCGCCCGCTGAATCTGAAGGGAGGCCCCGATGAAAACTGCGACTGGTGTGCTGACGCTGGTGGCTGGGGTGGCGAGCGTGGTGCTGACGGGGATCGCGTTCTGGTTGTCGTATGAGCATCTGCACGACGTGGCCGGTGAGTACGGGCTCGGCGCTTCGCCCGAGCGGGCGTGGGCGTGGCCGGCGACCGTTGACTTGTTCATTCTTGTCGGCGAGGTGCTGATGCTGCGGGCGTCGCTGCGGGGACGTGGCATCGACTGGTGGGCGGTGGCTCTGGCGGGTTCCGGTTCGCTGGGTTCTATTGCTCTGAACGTGGCTGGTGTCGGTGATGGCGCGGAGCCGATGGAGTATGTCGTGGCGGCGGTTCCGCCGGTTGCTGCGCTCCTGGCGTTCGGTGCGCTGATGCGCCAGCTGCACGGTCTTCTGGCGGCGCACGGTCACGCTTCTGGCGTTGCCGAGATGCCCGCCAAGTCGCCAACACTGTCGTCAAGGGAAGCGTCGCCAGCTTCTGTTTCTGTCGCTGCTCTTGGCGCCGGTTCTGGCGGTCCGAAGTTGGCGTCGTCGGAGCCTGTCGTGTCGCTTCGGAAGGAGCGTCCGGCGGCGCCTGCGAAGCCCGGAAGTGGAACCTCTGGAACCGCTACGGCTCGGTCGGCTCGGAAGCAGACGGCTCGGTCCCGCGGCTCGTCGAAGCCATCGGGGAAGGCGCCGCGCCGGTCGATGTCCGAGTGGGTCGAGCTCACGGAGCCGGTCTTCCACGACGAGTTTCAGAAGCTTCGCCGGCAGCCGACCGCGAGTGAGTTCGCCGAGGCGATTAAGGAGGCGGGGCACGGGCGGCCGTCGGACTCGACGGCGAAGAACATCCGCACCGAGATCCTCGACCGGACCGACGTTCCGGCGCTCGACTAGCCGCCCGCCGCTGATGACCTTCCGTAGATCACGTGAGGCCATCGCCAACGCCAACACCAACCTTCTCCGCCCCGGGGAGCGCGTCCGTTCCCCGGGGCGGGGATCTGAACCCAACATCTTTAGCTGCGATCTTCGCGAGGTTGGCGTTGGCGTTGGCGTTGGGGTTGGTCTTGAGGTTGGCATTCACTCCGATCACTCTCCGTATTCAAAGTCTGTCCCCGTAGGGAGGGGAGCCCGACCGTGACGACCACACAGACGCAGCCGGACACCGGGACGGCGACCGCCCCCAGCCAGACCCGCACCGACTCCAGCAAGCCGACGAACGGACAGTCCTCGGCCTCCACCAAGCACTCCCAGGGGGATCCGGCGGACGGCACTCTCGCCGGGCTCCTCATCCCCGGCGGGGTCATCACCGGGCTGATCGGCCTGTGCTGGCTCACCCACCGGTTCGGCCTGTCTCTCGTCCTCGGCGGCATCATCGTGTGCGCCGTTGCCGCGACCGCGGTCCTCGGTAAGAGGCAGAAGCGGAACCTGAAAGCCCCGCGGCGAGTGAGCCCCCGGGGGCCGACAAGTGGCGCCGGTTCTGGCGTCGGGCGCAAGGGTGGGTCCGGCGCCACTTCGGGCGGCAAGAAGGCGACTCTTGGCGGCGCCAAGAAGGGCGCTTCTGGCGGCGGCAAGTCTCCTCGAGGTGGCGGCGCCAAGACGCCGTCCGGGTCCCGTTCTGTCGCTGGTCTTGGCGGCGGCAAGTCGAGCGCCAAGAAGCCGTCGGCGGGCGCCAAGCCGATCGGTCTTGGCGCCGCCAAGAAGCCGAGCGGCGGGCTGCTCGGTGGCGGCAAGAACACCCCGGCACGAAAGGGCGGGGCGGGTTCCACTTCGCTGTCGAGGAAAGGCCCCGGGCCCGCTCCTGGCGTCGCCAAGAAGCCGAGCAGTGGATCACTCCTAGGCGGCAAGAGCGGCGGCCTCGGCGGCAACCACCGGGCCCCGAAGAAGGGGGGTTCTGGCGGTGGCGCTGGCACGCTGAAGGCGGCCAAGCAGCGCGCCAACCGAAGCGGCAAAAGCGGCGGGAACCGGCTGGGCCTGTCGCCCGACAAGAAGTCGCCCGCAGCGAAGCAGAACAAGCCCCTGGGCGCTGCGGCGAGTCTTCGCCGCTTGGCGAAGGCCGCCAAGAGCAACGCGGGCGCCAAGATCGGTGACGCGCGGGCGGAGAAGCTGAAGCCGACTTCCCGCCCGACCGCTGCGGAGGCCCTGCCGAAGCGTGAGTACCCCAAGCCGGACGGGAAGCTGCGCACCGCTGGCTACTGGGCAGGGCAGAAGCTCCGCCGGCACACCAGCCCGAAAACCCGCCTGCGGATTAGGAAGGTCACCAGCCCGATCCGCCACGGCGCCAGTCGCATCAACCGGGTCGCCTCGCCGCTGCTGGCCCGCGCCTGGCGCCACGGATCGCGCGGCTTCATCGCCGCCCACATGGCGCTCGGCAGCATCCGCTACAGCAACCGCGGCCCGAACTGGCTGCGCCCCCTCGCGAAGGTGCTGCACGCCATCACCACCCCCGCGGCCCGCGCCGTCGCCTGGACTGGCGGGATCGGCTGGCTCAACCGGTGGATGTACCAGCACACCAGCGACCAGCCCGCCCGTCGAACTGCCAGCACCGAACGCCCGACGTTCGCCCGTACCGCAGGAAGCCACACCCCCATCAGCCGGCCCGCAGACGCTGCCGGACCAGCCATAGGAGGAGTCCCAGTGACCAACATCCAGCCCGCCATGCCGCTCGTCAACGCGGCCGAGGCGGTCCGCATGGCCGGAGCCATGCTCATCATCAACCCGGCCGACAACATGGTCGGCTACGAGATGACCATCAGGCAGCTCGCCGACCTCCAGTCCGCGATCGCCTCCGTCATCCGGGCAGCCGCCGCCTCCACCCGCGAGGACTTCAAGGTCAACCCGGCCGTGTCCGAGGCCTACGACGACACCGCCGCCTACATGGACTCAATCGCGGCCCGCCTCGGCTCCATCCCGTACCTGTTCCGTGTCATTCACGCCGAGCAGATCGACAACATCGAGAACCCGACCGTGGCAGCCGCCAAGTGGGACATCGGCGCCAACCAGCAGTAACCCCACCCGACTGATCAGGAAGGAGAGACGCATGCTTGACCGCCCGCGTAACCACGAGCCGATCCCGTGGCGGCACAGCGTCATCTCGACGCCGCTGTACACCGCGGCGACCGTGTACACGGGCGGTCTCGCACTCGGCGTCATGGAGGACCTCGGCGCCACCCTGCCCCTCGGCTGGATGGGTCTCGGCTCTGCCGCCGGCGTCATCACCGCCTCGGCATCCCGATTCGTCCGCGCCAAGGGGCAGAACGGCTGGCGCCGCTGGTACCACACCGGGTTCACCGCCGTGTGGACCAGCGCCACCTACACGTGGCTCAACTGGACCGCCCACGGATCCCCCTGGACCTTCGCCGCCGCCTCCATCGTCGCCGGTGCAGCCGCCACCTTTACCCCCCTGTACGCGGTGGACCGGTGGCTGCGGCAGGACATCATCGCCGCCCAGTGGGCCGACGAGGTCAGCCAGGTGCCGCGCGGTGTGAGCGGCCAATGGCACCAGCTGCTCCTCGATGTCGGCGCCCAAGGCGTAGAGGTTGGTCGGCCGCGGGACACACGCAGCGGCTACGCCCTTCCCCTGCTCCTGACACAGACGACGTTCGAGGGCCTGCTGGGTCTGCTGCCCCTGCTGGAGACCCGTCACGGCGATCTACGGACTGGCGCTCTGCAACTGCGTAGGTCGCCGTCGGGTAAGGCTTCGGAGGCGGTGCTGTTCGTGGCGACCCGGGATGTGCTGTCGGAGACGGCGCCACTGCCGGAGGATGTGCATCCGCTGTCGATCCGCGAGCCGCTGACCCTGGGTCTGCTGGAGTCCGGGGAGCCGCTGGAGATCCTCTTTCGGCAGAACAGCATCTTCATCGCCGGCAAGAAGGGCTCCGGCAAGTCGGTATTCCTGCACGTCATCATCGCTGCGATCACCCGCTGCACAGATGCGGTGATCTGGATGATCGACCTGGCGCAGGGCAACACCGCGAAGCGGTGGCTGCGGCCGTGGGCCGAGGGCTGGAAGGACCGGCACGGGGATCTCATCGACCGGCCGATCCTCGACTGGGTCGCCACCGACCACGAAGAGGCCGTGCGTCTCCTGAACGCGTCGCTCGCAGTGGGCGACGGCCGGGCACGCCGCATGAAGGGCGGAAAGATCCGGCCCAGCGCCAAGGTGCCCGCGCTCATCGTCATCTCCGACGAGAACCCCGACCTCATGGCCGTCAACCCGGGCGCCGTACAGACCAAAACCCGCAGCGTGAAAAAGGGCCGCAAGGCCGCCGTCGACTTCGTCGACACCGGCCAGCGCGGCACCGGACCCAACACCGGCGGCGGCGAGATCAACTCCCAGTACGACACCGTCATCGGCATGAAGTTCCGAGAGAAGGCCGAGGGCCAGTTCGTGTTCTCCGGCTTCTACAACCAGGTCGACCTGTCCAAGCTGCCCGGCAACGGCTCCATGTACATCCTCGACGAGGCCCGCCTCAAGGAAGGCGGCATCGGACCCGAGCGCGCCAAGGGCCACTTCGTCAACGACGACGACGAAGACGACGACGGCAAGCAGCTCGACGACATCGAGCAACTGGCCGTCGACCGGTGGGCGATCCGCCCCGACCTCGACCCGGAGTCCCAGCGTGACGCGGACGAGTACGGCTACGCCGACCGCTGGTCCGCGGAACGCACTGCCTGGCTCGCCGAAGCTCTCGGCCTGGAGACCGCAGCCCATGTTTCAGCGACGGGCGACAAGACGGCAGGCCAGCCGCGCACCGCAGCCACCGCAACCAGCCGGCCGCCCGCGCTGCCCGACCTGGACGACTACATCAACCGGCACAAGGACTGGAAGCCCGGCCAGCCGCAGGCTGTCGAGCAGCAGCCGGAGCAGGAGGAAGAGACCGATCCGGCGCTGCAGGAGGCCATAGCTGCCGCAGTCCGCGAAGCCGAGCGAATCGCCGAGGCCGCGGTCCCGCCGCAGACCCGCCGACACCCCCGTCGGGACGAGGTCACCCAGTGGGTGCGCGACTCCGGCGACGACGGCATCACCGTCGCCCAGGTGCGGGAGCGGTTGCAGGCCCTGTACCCGGGCGATACGCCGCCGTCGGACACGGCGGTCCAGAAGTGGTTCGCCGAGCACGAGCACATCACCAAACCGAAGCGTGGCCTGTACGTGTGGGCCGAGAAGGAGGACTCGTGAGCACGTCGACCGAGCAGGAGCGAACTACCGCGCGGGGCCTTGTGGCTGCGGTGGAGGAGGCGCTGGCGGAGGCGCAGCAGTCGCCGACGTCACACCGGGACGGTAGCCCGCTGCCCCGTTACGGGGACACGCCGCCTGTGCCGCAGCCGGGCCGGCCGCCGATGTCGCAGAAGGCCACGGACCTGTCCGGGCTGATGCTCGCGGGCGGTGTCGCCTCTCTGCCGGTGGGCGGTTCCCTCGCCCTGGTGCTGTATGCGGTCGGTCAGGCGGACCCGGTGAGTCTCGCGATCGCTGGCGGGGCCCCGGTCGCCCTCGTGCTGGCCGTGAGCTGGCTGCTGCGGTCGGCGGGCCGGGCCCGGCGCGATGCGTACACCGAGCACCACCACCACTACACGGGCCCCGTCCACCAGGACCAGCGGGCCAGCAGCACCCGCGGCGTGTGGGCCAAGACCAACAACTGAGGAGGCGTGATGGATCAGTGTTTCGTGGTGGCGTGCAGCGTGTGCGGCCTGGTGTACGACGCGGAGGACACGGGGGCGCTTCATCTGTCGTCGAGGGCTGAGGTGGAGGAGGCCGTCCAGGAGTTCGCCAGCGGTGGGGCGTGGGGTTCGTGGCGGTTGGTCGTGGGGCTGCTGCTGTGCCCGGCCGAGGATGCGGCGCACGCAGCCGCCGTTCGTGAAGCCCAGGAAGGGCAGCACTGCGTCGGGCAGATGGACTTCAGCGGCCAGCAGGTTCTGTCGCCGGACCGGCTGCGAATCGAGCGGATCACCTGCGAAGGCCACTACGAGGAAGTGTTCGCGTAGCAGCCCGCCCCTCCCGGGGTTAGCGGGAGGGGCGGTGCCGCCCACTGTAGGCCCCCGCCGTGGAGACGCGGCGGGGGCCTTGTGGGCACAGATCGGTCACGTACCGCCGGTACCACTACCGGCCCGACACTCTGCTGGATACATTCCGCTTCTCACCATTCAGGGGGGATCTCATGAAGATTCGTACAAGCCTGACCATAGCGACGCTCGCTGTGCTGCCGTTCGCCGTCGCATGCAGCAGCGGTGACGAGCCCAGCCACAAGCCGTCCAAGGCCGCCGCCGCCAAGCCGGCGGATGACGGCTGCGGCAAGGACTCCGACCTGTCGCAGGCCGACTGGGCGGAGCTGTGCGGCCCGGACGCTGTCGGCAACGGAGGCAAGCCACGCAAGCCGCAGGAGGCGAAGGAGAACAAGCTCGGGCAGAAGCAGGCCACCATCGGCGGCGACGGCACCGGCGAACTGGAGATCACGCCCACCAGCGTCGTGTACGTCGACAAGGCCACCGGTGAAACCCCCGACAACGATCTGTTCGCTGTCGTCACCGTCAAGGACAAGGCCAGCAACGCTGTCGATGCCTCCGAGGAAGCCCCCGCGGGTGGGGGCGGCTGGAAGTGGGCAGCACCGAACGGGCAGGCCATCGGCGACGGAGATGGCAACGCCGCGTTCAACGTTGTCCCGGAAGGATTCAACGGGGGCGGGGACATCGCTGCCGGGACGTGGGCGTGGGACTCCGCCGTGTTCGACATCAGCGAGGCGCAGCGCGGCGGCACCCTGCTGTACACCGACGGTGCCGGCACCACCTACCGGTGGACCATGCCGAAGACCGACACCGGCCCCGAGGTCGTCAAGCTGAAGAAAGGCCTCGCCTACTGACGCCACCCCCCGTGGCCCCGCCAAACCCCCAGTACGGCGGGGCCACTCGCATGTCTAGAGGTCGTCAGCCCCTGGGCGCTCGGGCAGGTGGGCGGCGGGTCGGCCGACGTACCACTCCCAAAGCTGTCGCGTGACGGTGCTGCGATCACTGCCTGCCTGGCGCGTGGCGGCGTCGAAGTCGGCGGCGAGTTCGTCGTCGATGCCTCTGAGGACGCGCTGCTTGTGCCGGTGGCGGTGTTGTTTGCGGCGATCTTCTTCGTTGGTCATGGGGCAATCCTCTCGGGTGGCTTGCCACCGGTCAAGCGGAGGTGTCATGATGGTGGCAAGCCACCACGGTGGGAGTGACAGGCACCCACCTCCCGCTTGCCGCCTGACCAAGGAGACCGCCGTGACCCGAACCGCTCGAATCGCTCAGCTCCGCGAATCCATCGCCCGCCACATCCTCGACACCATCGGCGTCCCGGCCGACGCCCGCATCCTCCACGTCTACCGCGTCGGGCAGATCTTCATCGTCGCGTCCGAGGAACCCTCCAACCGCTGGGCCGCCTATTCGGTCGGTACATTCCGTATCCCGACCGCCGACACCACCGACCCCCTCTACGAGGAGGGGCAGGCGCCGAAGCTGTGGGGCGTTCTCGCCGGGTGGGCCGGCGACGGTGCTGACGAGGTGGACGGCATGCTCGCCGCCGCCACGGCCTACGCGCGGTCCGTTGCCTGACCCGTCAACCCACCGCCCGGCATGGGCGGAACTTGACAGAGGGTTATGACCGAAGTCATGATCTGCTCAGATAGACATACTGCGCTCTGAGGGCCTCCCACGCCGGGTGGCCCTTTCGCGTTTCTGGGGGTGGCCGTGCCTGCTCTCGTCACCGCATCCGACGCCGCTCACTACACCGGGCGACCCGTCGGCACCATTTGGCGGTGGGCGTCCGAAGGCCGCATCAGCCGCTACGGCACGGGCCGCGGAACCCGCTACGACGTGATGGAAATGACGCCGCGGACCGTCGACGCATTCACTGGTGAGGTCACTCCCGGCGAACCCCCGCCCCTACCCGACAGCGCCCCGCGCGCCGCATGACCGGGTGCTCCGGCCCTTCCCCCTGTGGCTGTTGAGCGCTCTTGGTGGCCGCCCCGTGGAGGGCTCGGGGCGGCCACCACCCACATTCCCCTGCTGCCCGCCACTGGGAGGGCGCGGGCAGCAGGCCCCTCCCACCGAAGGAGCCCGCGCCATGGCCCGTATCCAGATCCTCGAATTGCCCGAAGGTGCCGACGACAAGCGGCCCCCGTTCGTCCTGGTCGTCGACGAGTTCGAGCCCCAGCGGTACATACCGGCAGCCGGCATGGAGCCCCAGCGGAACGATCCCTTCGAAGGAGTCGCTGAAAAGATCGGCGCCCGAGCGGTCCTCGTCTTCGAGGAGACCGTCGAAATTCCCTCGAACGACGTGAGCAGCCGACTCGGCGACCAGTTCCATCTGGGCATGACCGCGTGGACCGACGGGGTGAACGAAGCCTTGGCGAAGATCCAGAGCGCCGTCGGCATACCCAAGAGCTACGGGCCCCACAGTGCGAGACCGGTGAAGCGGGAGGTCCCGGATGCCGACGTCTGATGCTGAGGGCAAGGACTGGTCTCTCGCCCGCTACGAGCGGCACCTGCCGGACACGGTGACCGATGTGGGCCCCGGTGAGGGCACCTACGCACGGCTGTTCCGGCCGGTGCACCGCGGCGCCTGGTGGACGGCGATCGAGGCGCACAAGCCCTACGTGGCGAAGTACAAGCTGAAGAGCACGAAGACCCGGGCCCGATACGACGAGATCCATGTGCAGGACGCGCGGGAAGCACCGGATCACCTGTTCCACCGGGATCTCGTCGTCTTCGGTGACGTGCTGGAGCACATGCCCCGCGAAGACGCCGTCGAGCTTCTCCACCGGGCCGAGGCCGCCGGCGCCTGGCACCTGCTCGTGTCCGTGCCCATCGTCGAATCCCCGCAAGGCGCTGTCGGCGGCAATGAATACGAACGCCACGTCCACCAGTGGCAGCCGGACGACATGGACGCCGTCCTCGCCGAGCTCGGCGGGGGAGTCGAGACCATGCGCGGACGGACACTCGGAGTCTGGTGGTGGGACCGCCGTGGCTGAACAACAGGTCGGACAGATGCTCGACGCGATCGGCGTCACCGCCGACATCGACGAAGGCGACATGGCGGTCGACGCCATCGTCATCCTCAAGATCCTGAAGGGCGACGGCAGCGTATCCCTCGTCAAAGGCCGCTCCGAATCCCTCGACTGGGTCACCGCACTCGGCATGACCACCGCCGCACAAGCCGTCGAAAACTCCGGCTACGCCCTCGCCGACGAGGACGACGAACCGTGAGCGGCGGCTGGGCCGGCTCGGATCGTGTACGCCGGCTGCCCCCCGGCTGGAAGAAGATCCGGGCCCGCGTGCTCGAACGCGACCCCGTATGCAAAATCTGCGGGGTGCGGCCCAGCTCGCACTGCGACCACATCCAGGCCAAGACCGATGACCACGCCATCGACCGGCTCCAAGGCGTGTGCGCCGAATGCCACGCACGGAAGAGCAGCGCCGAGGGCAACGAGGCCAAGGCTGCCAACCCGCCGCCCGGACGCCGACGCCCGAGCGAGCAGCACCCAGGACTCCTGTAGCCCACCACCAGCAGCCCGAGGAGTGATCCACGTGGCCAGCAAAGGCAGGGGAAGCCGAGGACGATCCAGCAGGGGCAACGCCGAGACGCTGAAGCGATATTGGGGGCAGGGGCGCGGAGCCGCCAAGATCAAATGGTATACGCCCGGCGACTTCCGGCGCTGCGAACGCCACCTCCGGAAATACCTCGGAGCCCGAGCCAAGGGGTACTGCGCCCGGCTCCACCGTGAACGAACCGGCGTATGGCCCGGCGACAAGCGAAACATCGGCCGCCGACGCTGAACCACCCATCTGTCACAGGCAGATGAGAAACTGAAGCCAAGGACCCCGGCGAGTGCGCTAACACCCCCGGGGCGTGGGCGACCTGAAGAGAGCAGGCCGACATGACCCAGACTACCCATGCCTGCCTGTACTGCGACGCCCCCATGGACAACCCGCGGCGTGTTCAATGCGGCGCCCTTGAGTGCAAGCGGCTGTACCGCAACGCACGCCAGCGTGAGTTCCAGCGGCAGTACAGAGCCGAGAACGGTCGGTACCACAGCAGGCAGTACGACAGGCCCAGAAACAAGCGTTACCAAATCACCTGCACGCAGTGTGGACGAGAAGCTACGGTCACGAAAGAGACCTCGAAGTACTGCACACACGCGTGCTTCTACGATGCTCGGTTCGGAGTAGACAGGACGCCCAAGCCCACACGTCTTCTGCGAGCGCAGAAGCGAGCAGCGAGAGCCGCACACGGAACAACAGGTGAGATTGCCTGGGTAGCAGGCCAGTGCGTTCGTTGCGGCGCATGGTTCACGCGAAGGAACTCAGGTGCAGGCGTGCGGCACTGTTCTATGCGGTGCACCAGGAGGGACGCGGCCAGTCGTCGGCGGGCCTTGGAGGCAGGTGCCACAGTAGGCGTCGTGTCCCGCTGGAGGGTGCATGAACGGGACGGTTGGACCTGTCACATATGCGGTGATCCAGTTGATCGCATTGCTAAGGCGCCAGCGCTCAACGCACCAGTTCTCGACCACGTCATACCGCTTGCTCGCGGCGGCGAGCACAGCGAGGCGAACATCAAGACAGCGCACTTCTACTGCAACAGCGTCAAGCGCGACCTCGAACATGGCTGGTCGGCTGCGGCCTGATCGCCCCTGCCTCAAGCCTGGGGCGGGAACCCGGGGGCACCGTCTCGGCTATCGGGAACGTGTACGCGCTGTCTGTCCGTACAGGTCTGGGGCCTATGGATCTTGAGTTGCGAGCGACGATAACCTGACGCCACGTCAGCAATGGGGGTGATCTTGTGGCCGGTCGTGGACCCCAGCCGAAGAACCCCAATCGTCGGGCCCGCAGCAACAAGGACCCCGTCGACCAGACCGTCCTTCGGTTCGAGTACGCCGAACCTCCGGAACTGCCGCCGCTGAGGCTGCGGGTCGAGGGCGAGCTGGTGGAGGTGCCGTGGCCTGAGCGGACGCTGGCGTGGTGGGAGATGTGGAAGGCGTCGCCGCAAGCTGAGCACTTCTCTTCGACGGACTGGGACTTCCTGCTGGACACTGCGCTGATCCATGCGCGGCTGTGGTCGGGCGAGGTGTCCGCCGCGCCGGAGCTTCGGCTGCGGGTCGCGAAGTTCGGTGCGACCCCGGAGGACCGGGCTCGTCTGCGGATGCAGTTCGCTCAGGCCGATGAAGCCGACGAGGGCAAGGGGTCGTCGGGCGACTCGGCGAAGAGCCGCTACGGGAAGCTGCGGGTGCTGAAGGCCGCGGGCGAGGACGCCAAGCCCGGGGGGTGATCCGATGCCCTGGAGGGGCCCGGAGGAGCCCGGTGAGATGCCGACGCTGGGCTGGCTGGTCCTTGATTGGATCATCGAGTATCTGGCGGCCCCGGACCGGGCGGACTATGAGCCGTTCATTCCGACTCAGGAGCAGGCGGAGTTCATCGTCCGCTACTACGAGCTGCATCCGGGTACGGGGAAGCGCCGGATACGGCGCGGGGTCCTGTCGAGGCCGCGTGGCTGGGGTAAGTCTCCGCTGCTGGCCGCCGTTGCCTGCGCGGAAGCTCTTGGCCCGGTGGTGCCTGCTGGCTGGGATGCGGATGGAGAGCCTGTCGGGCGCCCGTGGTCGGATGTGCGGACGCCGCTGGTGCAGGTGGCGGCGGTTTCCGAGGATCAGACGCAGAACACGTGGGCGCCGCTGTTGGAGATGCTCCGTGTCGGGCCGGTGATCGACGAGTATCCGGGCCTGGAGCCGCTGGACACGTTCGTGAACCTGCCACGGGGCAAGATCGACCAGGTGACGTCGTCGGCGACGTCCCGTAAAGGGAACAAGGGCGTTTTCGCCGTCTTCGATCAGACTGAGGAGTGGACGCGGTCGAACGGCGGGGTCCGGCTGGCGCAGGTCATGCGGTCGAACGCGGCGAAGATCGGTGGCACGACGCTGGAGTCTCCGAACGCTTACATCCCGGGCATGGGGTCGGTGGCCGAAGACACGGCGGCGTTCGCGAAGGCCATCGCTGACGGCCGGACGCGTGAGGACGGGCTGCTGTACGACCACCGCGAGGCCCCTCCGGAGACCGACCCAACGGACCGGGAGTCGCTCGTCGCTGGCCTCCGGTACGCCTATGGCGACAGTTCCGATCACGAGGACGGGTGCGTGCTGCACGACCCGCCGTGCGCGCCTGGCTGGTCGCCCATCGACCGTCTGGTCGGGGACTTCTGGGACACGAGCAACGACCCGCAGGTGATGCGGTCGGACTTCCTGAACCAGATCACGCACGCCACGGATTCGTGGATCTCCCAGCCGGAGTGGGCTTCTGTGGCTGCCCCGGAGACGCTGGTTCGGTCGGGTGAGGCTGTGGTGCTCGGGTTCGACGGCAGCCGGCGCCGTAGCCGTGGCGTGACGGACGCGACGGCCCTGGTGGGCTGCCGGGTCTCGGACGGGCATCTCTTCCTGCTGGGCTGCTGGGAGCAGCCGGACGGGCCCTTCGGGCAAGACTGGGAGGTCCCGACGGTGGAGGTGCTGGCGGCTGTCGATGACGCTTTCCGCGACTACAAGGTCGTCGGCATGTACGCAGACCCGGCCCGCTGGGAGGGCCACGTGGCCTCGTGGGAGGCGCGGTACGGGCGGAAGCTGAGGGTCAAGTCGAGTGGGGCGCACCCTATCGAGTGGTGGATGACGGGTGGCCGGGCGAGTCTGATCGTGCGGGCGCTGGAGAAGTTCCACGGCGCTGTCGTTGACAGCGAGCTCACCCACGACGGCTCGTCGGTGTTGACGCGGCACGTGCTGAATGCCCGCCGCAGGGAGTCGCGGTCTGGTCTCCAGATCGCTAAGGAGCATCCGGACTCTCCGCGGAAGATCGATGCTGCGGTCGCGGCTGTTCTGGCGTGGCAGTGTCGAGTCGATGCTTTGGCTAAGGGCCTCGGGAAGAAGCAGCGCGGTGGACGGGTGGTGGTGCTGCGATGACTGCCACGATCCCTGAGCTGCCTCTTCTGTCTCTGTCGCAGGATGAGCTGTCGCTCGTGACGGCGCTCCGCAACGATCTGATGCAGCACCGGTTCCGGCTGGAGCTGCTGGACAGCTACTTCAACGGCGAGCAGCTCGTCAGGGATCTCGGTATCAGTATCCCGCCGCAGCTCAAGGGGCTGCATACGGTGATCGGGTGGCCGAGGATCGGCGTGGAGGCGCTGGAGCAGCGGCTGGAGCTGGAGGCTTTCCGCTGGGCGGACGGGGCGGACGCGGAGGACCTCCGCGAAGTCGCCGAGGCCAACGACCTGTTCGACGAGTCGAGCCTCGCGCACCTGGATGCGCTGACCTACGGCCGGGAGTACATCGCGGTCGGCTCGGGGGACTGCGGGACGGACGACTGCCCACCGCTGATCACCGCCGAATCGCCGCTGGACATGACGCTGTTCTGGGACGCTCGCGCGCGGGTGGCGACGTCGGCGCTGCGGGAGTCGCGGGACTGCGAGGCGTTCGGGCTGGCGCCGGATGACCGGCTGGTGACGCTGTATCTCCCGGATCAGACGGTGCACGCGGTCGAGGCTGACGGCGGCGGCTGGGAAGTGCTCGACCGGGACATGCACAACCTCGGCGTGGTGCCGGTGGTGCGCATGGCCAATCGGCAGAGGACCGCCGATCGCGTGGGCAAGTCGGAGATCACGCCGGAGGTCATGAGCATCACGGATGCCGCGTGCCGTCGGCTGATGGGCATGGAGGTCGCGAGCGAGTTCTACGGGGCGCCCCAGCGGTACATCCTCGGCGCGTCCGAGTCGGCGTTCCAGGACGCCGAGGGCAACACCAAGTCGGCGTGGGAGACGTACATCGGGCGTGTGCTCGCACTGGAGCGCGACGAGGACGGGCAGGTGCCGACCGTCGGCCAGTTCACGGCGCACGACCCGCAGACGTACACGCGGATCATCGACCTGTACGCGCGGATTATGGCGACGCAGCTCGGGCTGCCGCCGCACTACCTGGGCTACACCACGGACAACCCCGCGTCGGCGGACGCGATCCGGTCCAGCGAGGCGCAGTTGGTGAAGCGCGCCGAGCGCCGTTGCCGCCGGTTCGGCGGGGCGTGGTCGGATGTGATGCGGCTGGCGCTGTGGGTGCGTGATGGGGAGCCGCCGGAGCGGTCGCGGCGGATCGAGTGCGTGTGGCGGGATCCGGCGACGCCGACCGTTGCGCAGCAGACCGACGCCGCAGTGAAGCTCGTCCAGGCCGGGATCTTGCCGGCGGACGGCGAGGTGGTGCTGGAGATGGCGGGCCTGTCGGAGGATCAGCGGCAGCGGGTCGCCGCTGAGCGGCGCCGCGCCCAGGGCTTGCAGATCCTCGACCGGCTGAGCCAGCTCGGCCCCGAGGACCAGCCTGACGAGGAGCCGCAGGAGGCGCCCGATGGCGGCCCGGACGGTCTCTGACCGCAGCGCTGCGTCGGAGCGGCAGCGGCGGGCCCAGCGCGGCCTCACCAGGCTGCTGACGCGCGATGTGCGTCGCCTGCGGCGGCTGATCCTGCCGCAGCGGCTGGAGTCCTCGGTGCCGGACTGGATCGAGGCGGTTCGAGCGGTCGTCGACCAGTACGCGGACGCCTCCGCTTCGCTGGCGGCGGACTACTACGACGCCGAGCGGGTGGCGGCACGGGCGACGGGCCGATTCACGGTGCCGCTCGCGCCAGCGCCACCGGCCGAGAAGACCGAGGCCGGTCTGCGGTGGGCTACGAAGGACCTGTGGCCGCGGGAGCCGGACGAGGCGACGCCGGCGCAGCTGGAGCCGCTCACGGTCCGGCTGGAGCAGGCCGAGAAGAAGGCCGAGCAGGTCGTGCAGAAGCTCGTGGTCGACCAGGCGCGGGAGACGGTGCGGGAGGCGGTCCGCCGGGATCGTGAGGCGACTGGGTGGGCTCGCACGGCGGCGCTCGGCGCGTGCGCGTTCTGCAAGATGCTCGCGGTCCGCGGCGCGGTGTATGAGCAGGACACTGCGGGCTTTCGGGCTCATGACGGCTGCCATTGTGGCGTGGTCCCGATCTTTCGTGGGCAGCGGTTCGAGCTGTCCGAGAAGGCCAAGGAGTGGGAGCGGCTGTACCGGGAGTACGCCGCCCCTTACTCCGGAGACCAGCTTGCTCGCTTCCGGCGGGCGCTGGCTGAGCACGGGCAGTCCCTGCCCGGCTGACCAACCCTGTGCCGTCCTGGTGGCGGCCCTTTCTCAGCCCCAGGAGGGCGACCGAGCCATGCCCGAAACCGAAGAGACCCCTGCCCCGGAGCAGCAGCCGGAGGGCGAGCGGGAGCCGCAGGAGACCGCCGAGCAGCAGCCCCCGGAGGGCGGCGCGACGGAGTGGGATCCGGAGACAGCTCGCAAGGAGATCGAGAAGCTCCGCCGCGAGGCTGCGAAGCACCGCACGAAGGCGAAGGAGTTGGAGCCGCTCGCGCAGAAGGCGCGGGAGGCGGAGGAGGCCCAGAAGTCGGAGGCGGAGCGCCTCACGGGCCAGCTCACGGCCGCGCAGGAACGCATCGCGGCGATCCAGCAGCGGGCGGTGCGCAGCGAGGTGAAGGCTCTCGCGGCGGTCGAGTTCGCGGACCCGGAGGACGCGCACGCGTTCCTCGACCTCGGTGGCTACGTCGATGAGGACGGCGACGTGGATACGGCGGCGATCAGCAAGGACCTGAGGGACCTGCTGAAGCGCAAGCCGCATCTCGCCAAGCCAACCGATTCCGGTCCGCGGCGTCCTGCCCCGGACCGTTCCCAGGGCTCGTCGGGCAACGGCAACAGAACCCCATCCGATCCGGCGAGCGAGTTCGCCGCAATCATGTCTGCCGCCCTGAAGGGGCGCTGAGAAAGGTAGCCTCCGATGGCTGTCGAACCGATCAAGCTGAGTGACATCAACTCGACGTTCCTCCCTCCCACCCTCACCGGGCCTGTCTTCGAGAAGTCCGTCGAGGCCTCTGCGGTCATGTCCCTGGCCAAACGCGTGCCGCTGAGCATGTCCGCGCAGACCGCCGTTCCGATCCCCCTGGACGTGCCGACGGCCGACTGGGTCGAGCAGGCAGGGCGTAAGCCGCTGAGCTCCGGGAACATCGGCGTCAAGACGATGTCCGGCAAGAAGATCGCTGTGCTCATCCCTGTTGCGATGGAGGTCGTCGATTCCAACGCTGCCGGGCTGTGGAACCAGTTGCAGCGGGACCTGCCGACTGCGTTCGCTCGTGCTTTCGACATGGCAGCGGTCCACGGCAAGACCATGAAGGGCGCCACTGGCCCCTTCCCTGACTACCTTGCAGCGACCGGTAAGTCCGTGACGCTGGGATCGACAGCCCAGGCTGCGGGCGGTATCTGGAAGGACTTCGTCGATGGCATGGAGGAGATCATCGACGACGACTGGGACTACACCGGCACGGTCGCCGATTACCGCCTGCAGCCGAAGCTGATGGGGGCAGTCGACACCACCGGGCGGGCCATCTTCATTGAGACCCGGGACCAGGGTATGGACATGGCGATGGCGGGGTCCCTGGTAGGCCACCCGCTGGCCTACTCCAAGTCGGTCTCCGGCAAGCTCCGCCGTCAGTCGACTAGCGTCGATACCGGCCTTCGGGCTGTTGGCGGGGATTGGTCACAGACTGCTTATGGCGTCGGCATGGACATCTCTGTGCGGATCTCCCGTGAGGCGACGTACATCGACGATGAGGGCAACGCCATTTCGGCGTTCCAGAACAACCTCGTCTTGCTCCTCGCCGAGGCCTACTACGGCTTCGTGCTGGGCGACAGTGAAGCGTTCGTGAAGTACGTGGCCGAGAGCGCAGGGTCCTGACGTGGGGGCGGTCCCGGCTTCCGCGCCGGGCGGGGCCGCGCCTCTGCGTATCGTGGCTCGCGTGCATGCGATGCCGCCGCGGCACAACGCTGGTGCTGAGCACATGCTGGTGAGCATGCTGCGTCCGCTGGTGGAGCGCGGGCATGACGTGCAGGTGTGGCTCAGCCGGTACACGGCCGACCGGCAGGTGTACGACTACGAGGGCGTGCGCGTGGTGCCGCTCGCTGCCCGCCTGGACTTCGGTGAAGTCGCCCGCCGCGCGCATGTGTTGGTGAGTCACCTGGAGAACGTGCCAGCAACGAGTGCGTTGGCCAGAGGGTTCGGCAGGCCGTTCGTGTCGGTCGTGCACAACACGCACCGGCCCAGCTTCCGGCATATGGCGGCCGGGCAGACGGCGCTCGCCGTGTACAACTCGCTGTGGATGCGGGCGGAAGCGGATCTGTACTTCGCGGACTACCCCGAGGCGGTGCGGCCGGAGCAGGCGCTCGTCGTCCGCCCGCCGGTGTTCGCCGCGGACTACCGGACGACGCCCGGCGACTGCATCACCCTGATCAACGGCAACAGCGACAAGGGTGGCGACCTGTTCTGGCGGATCGCCCAGCGGATGCCGCACGCCAAGTTTTTGCTGGTGAAGGGCGCCTACGGGGTGCAGGTGGGGCCACCCGAACCGGTCCCGAACCTTGAGATCATCGACCACGTTCCGGGCGATGAGATGGCCGAGCGGGTGTACTCGCGGACGCGGGTGCTGCTGATGCCGTCCCGCTACGAGTCGTGGGGCCGCACCGCGGTGGAGGCGATGGCGTCCGGTATCCCCGTCGTGGCGCATCCGACGCCGGGCCTGTGCGAAAGCTTGGGCGAGGCCGGGATCTTCGCGGATCGGGATGACCTGGATGCATGGCTGCTCACCCTGGAGCGACTGCTCCGCCCGTCGGAATGGCGGCGGGCCAGCACGCGGGCCACCGCTCGGTCCCGGGCGTTGGACCCGACTGCCGACCTGGCCGCCTGGTGCGAAACGGTCGAGACCCTGGGGAGGCGACGAAATGTTCGAAGCTCCCGACGCCACTGAGCTGGCTCTCTACCTGGGGCTGGGTGAGATCGAGGAGGCGCGGGTCGAGCTGCTGATCCGGCAGGCGGTCGCTCTCTGCGAGACGGTGGTGCGTCCGCTGCCCGAGCAGGCCACGGCTGTGGTGCTGTCGGTGGCGGGCAGGGCGTACATCAACCCCACGCAGGTCTCTTACGAGACGATCGGCCCGATGTCGGTGCAGCGTCCGACCGGTAGCGGCGGCCTGTATCTGACGAAGGCCGACAAGGCCGCGCTCAAGAGCCTGTCGGGCCGGGGTGGCGCGTTCACCGTGGACCCGACCCCGGAGACGGCGGACCCGTCGCCGACATGGCCGATCGACTCCGACGTGGGGCCAGGGCTGGAGTACGAGCCCGGTTGGGGCTGGATCTGATGCCAGCGCCGTATCCGTTCGGTGTGACGGTACGGGTTGTGCGCACCGGGGAGTCGCCGGGCAGGGACCCGCGTGGCCAGCCGCTCCCGGGGCCGGACGAGTCGTTCGACGTGCCGGGCTGTGTGGTGGCGCCGCGGGCGGAGACGCCCCCGGTGGGCGGGCCGGAGCAGACGGGGCGGGACACGGTCATCGTGGGGATCACCGTGTACGCCCCGCCGGGCACCGACGTCCGTACCACCGACCGCATCCAGGTCGACGGCGAGCGCTACGAGGACGTGCTGTTCGAGGTGACGGGCGAGCCCGGCGACTGGGGACACAGCCCGTTCACCGGCACCCGCGGCCCGGTGCAGTTCGCCGCGGACAGGGTCACCGGATAGGAGGCGGCTATGGCACGTGCACGCGTCAGGTTGAACCGTCGTGGCGTGGGTGAGCTGCTGCGGTCTCCGCAGGTGGAGGCGGACATGCTGCGCCGCGCCAACGCCATCAAGGCGACCGCGGTCGGTATGTCGCCGGTGGGGGAGGCGGCACGGGACCCGCACCCGGGCCAGTACAAGGCGTCGTGGCACACCAGCAGCACCCGCCGCGGTGGGCGCCGACGGGACCGTGCCACGGCCACGGTCTACAACACGGCCCCGCACGCCCGGTTCGTCGAGTACGGCACCGAACGCGTCCATGCCCACCACGTGCTGCTCCGTGCAGCGCAGGCCGGGGGCGGCTGATGGCCGCCGTCGGCAGCGTCGACGTGGAGCTGGAGCTGATCGGCTGGCTCCAGCAGCGCCTCGGAGACCAGGTCGTGGTGCGCGACGAACTCGACAACGAGCTGGCCAAGCAACTACCCACAGTGCAGGTGCAGCGTGTGCCCGCCGGCTCCGATGACGGGCTACGCCTCGACCGCGCCCTGGTCGACGTCGACGTATACGCCGCCACCCGCGGGGACGCCATCGCCCTGGCTGCTGCGATCCGCGGGCTGCTGCTCGCCGAGCTTCGCGGCAGCCGCACCGCGGGCGCCGTGTGGGGCCGGATTTCCTCGAATCCGCCGCCCGCGATCCGCCCCTACGAAAACACGGCTCTGCGTCGTTGCGGGGCCACCTACCAGATGTTCGTTCACCCGGTCTCCTGACCGGCCAGGCCCGCGCCGGACCTGTCACTAACCCCAGCCCGAGCTGGGGTTTTCGCATGTTGGGAGACCCCTGATGGTTCAGATCGAGCGTGCCGCGGACCTTGCGGTCGTCGGCGCAAACGGTGGCGGCTGGGTCGCGCCGACCGGCACTGCCGCGCCCACGTCGCCGCTGGAGCAGCCCGCCTCCCCGTGGGAGGCGCTGGGCGGAATCAGCGACGACGGCCTCGTCTACGGGTTCGACGAGGACAACGAGGCGTTCACCCCGTGGGGGCAGACGTCGCCGTGGCGCACTGTCGTCACCTCGTCGGTCCGCACGTTCGGCGTGACGCTGTGGGAGACGAGCAGGATCGCGGTGCAGTCGGTGATGTTCCGGCTGGACCCGTCCGAGTTGGAGCCGGACGGGGAGGGCATCACCAGCTACGCGGAGACCGCGTCCCCGGCCCCGGACCGCCGCGCCTGGTGGTTCCTCGTCATGGACGGCAGCACCGCGAAGGGCTTCTACGTCCCCCAGGGCGAGGTCAGCGACCGCAGCGACGTGACGTTCAAGCAGGACGAAATGAGCGGCTACGAGATCACGGTGACCGCCTACCCGGACGACGCCGGCAACACCGTCTACCACCTCGACTCGGTCCCGGCGACGCCTGCGACCCCCGGCTCCTGAGGGAGCCCCTGAGCTGGTGGTGGGCCGATCTCTGGCGCGGGCCCGGCCCACCACCTACCCACCCGCCCGCGCCCCGAACGGAAAGGCCCGCGCATGCCCACCACCAAGAAGGAACTCGACGCCTCCGCTAACGCCGAGGCGCAGGAAGCCGAAGCCACTGGGCACTACGTCACCGCCGAGCTCTGCGGCAAGGAGGTCGAGGTGGTGCCTGCGGGCGCATGGCGCCAGTCCGCCATGCGCATGCTCCGCGAGGGCGACTTCGACGCCTTCTTCGGGGCCGTGATGAGCCCCGACTCCTACGAGCTGTACCTGGATCTCGACCCGACCAACGACGAGATCAACGACTTCATGGAGATGATCGGCGACCGGTCAGGGGAGACCCTGGGAAAGTCCAGTGGGCGGCGTCCGTCGTCGCGGAACACGCGGAGGCGATAGAAGCCGACCTCGCGCACTACTATCCGCGGGACGCCGACCAGATCGGCGCCTACTGGCGTGACGAGATGACCCCCCGCCGCCTGGGCGTGCTGCTCCATCACCTGCCGCCCGAGTCGCACACGATGACCGCGATCCGCAACAACATGTCCGACGCTGAGCTGGACGCGCAGGCGGACCGCGGGGAGCCGGAGAAGGGCCGCTGGTCGCAGACCGAGCAGCTCCTGGCACTCCTGGCAGACCGCGTGGCGCAGCTCCAGTACACGCTGATCTGCGTCAACACCGAGAAGAAGTCCCAGCGGCCGGACGTGCCGGAACCTATCCGTCGGCCTGGCTCTCAGCCCCGCAAGAAAAAGACGGCGCCCATGTCGGACGCCGCCGCCGAGCGGCTGTTCCAGCTCATCAACGGAGGCGCCGTATAGCGCAGGAGGGAGACCTCCTGTGGCGATCAGTGTCGGCTCCGTCGAGGTCGATGTCGTACCCAACACGCGCGGCATCTACCGGCAGCTCCAGCAGGGCCTGGGGCCGTCGGCGGACCGAGCCGGGCGGGACATCGGCGCGATCCTCGGCCGGCAGATCGCTGCTGGCATTCGGGACGCGGTGCGGGACGGCGTCACCCAGGGCGGACGCACCGCCACACCTGCTGCGACCCGACAGGGATCAAGCGCGGGCGGGGCGTTCGGCCGGGCAGCACGGGCCCGCATCGAGGCAGCGTTTCGGGCTATTCCGGAGGTGCGGATCGGGGCGGACACGTCGGAGGCGGACTCCGACATTCAGGCACTGCGGGTGCGCCTGGAGACCCTGTCACGGCAGCGCATCGGCATCGATGTCGACGTGGCCACCGCCCGCGCCGAGATCGAAAACATCGAGCGGCAGCTGCGGGAGCTGGGGGCCCGGCATCCCAACCCGCAGGTCCGCGTCGACACGGGGACGGCCAGGGCGGAGCTGGCTGCGCTGCGGCAGCAGATCGACGCCACGGACCGGCGCCGCATCCACATCGACACGCGTGTCGAGACGGGCCAGGCCACTGCGGCGCTGCTTCAGCTCGGCGTGGCCATCGCCGGTGTCGCCGCTATCCCGGTCGTGCCGGTGGCCGCTGCGGGTCTCGGCTCGCTCGCCGCCGCGGCTACTGCTGCCGGGGCTGGTGTGGGCGCTCTCGCCCTCGTTGCCGCGCCGGCTATCAAGGGCATCGGGGAGGCGCTACAGGCGCAGAAGGCCGCCCAGGACGCCGCGACGACGTCCACGGCTCGCGGTGGTCAGGTGGCGGCGCAGGCCGCCAGGCAGGCCCTCACTCAGGCCAACGCGCAGCAGGCCCTCGTGGCGGCGGAGCGGAACGGTGCCCGTCAGATTGCGCAGGCCCAGCAGCAGGTTCGGCAGGCGAAGCAGGCCGCCGCGGATGTGGCTGCGCAGGCGGCGCAGCGGCAGCAGGCCGCCACCCGTGCGGTGCAGGACGCCGAGCGGGGGCTGGCCAGCGCTCAGCGGGATGCCCGGCAGGCCCAGCAGGATCTGACCGAAGCGCGCCGCGAGGCGGCCCGCGAGCTGGAGGATTTGAACGCCCGGCTGGCTGGGGCACAGCTGTCGCAGCGGGACGCCGCCCTGTCGGTGCGGGAGGCTCAGGCCGAGCTGACCCGCACCATGAAGGACGCGGGTTCCAGCGAAATCGACCGGGCGCGGGCGCAACTGGCCTACGACCAGGCGGTGCAGCGCCTCAAAGACCAGACTACGGAGACGAAGCGGCTCAAGACGGAGACCGCCGCGGCGAACAAGGCCGGGGTGTCCGGCTCGGACACGGTGCGCTCGGCGCAGCAGCGGCTCGCGCAGGCGCAGCAGCAAGTCGCGGACCGTGCCCGCGGGGTGCGGGACGCGCAGGCCGAGGCCGCCCGAGTACAGACGCAGACGGCCCGCGAGATCGCCGCCGCCCAGCAGCGGGTCGGGGAGGCCACCCGGAACGTCGCGACTGCCCAGCAGTCCGCGGCGGACGCGGTCGCCTCGGCGCAGAGGCAGATCCAGTCGGCCGAGCTGAGCGCAGCCGGCGGGGCGAACCAGGCGGCGACCGCGCAGGCCAAGTACCGGCAGGCCCTGGCCGACATGACCCCGGCCGCGCGCGGCACGTTCAACGCGTTTCTGTCGCTGCGGAAGGCGTTCACCGGCTGGTCGCGCAGCTTGCAGCCCGCGGTGATGCCCATCTTCACGCGGGCGCTGAACGGCATGAAGACCGCCCTACCTGGGCTGACACCGCTGGTCCTGGCGGCGGCCCGCGGCATCACGACGCTGCAGGACCGAGTCTCGGCTGGCTTCAAGTCGCCGTGGTGGAAGACGTTCAAGAAGGACTTGTCCGGGTCGGTCGAGCCTGCGATCGTCGGCTTGGGCGTGTCGTTCGGCCGGGTCTTCAAGGGCATGGCGGGTGTGATCCAGGCCTTCCTGCCGCACATGGATTCGATCTCGGCGAGGATGCAGGCGATCACCGGCCGGTTCGCCAACTGGGGCACCGGACTGAAGGGCAGCCCCGAGTTCGAGCGGTTCTTGGACTACGCGGCGCGGATGGGGCCGAAGCTGGCATCCACCATCGGGGACATCGCCAGCGCATTCTTCGAGGTCGCACGTGCCCTGTCGCCCTTGTCGGGGCCTGTACTTGACGTGCTCAGTGTCCTGGCGCGCGGGATCGCGTCGATCGCGAGCACGCTGCCGTGGCTGATCCAGCTCATGTACGGGGCGTTGATCGTCACACGCCTGTGGACCATCGGCCTGGCGATCTTCAACGCGGTCATGAACGCGAACCCGATCACGCTGATCGTCATCGGGATCATCGCGCTCGTCGCCGCCGTGATCTACGCGTACAAGCGATGGGGCTGGTTCCGGACCGCCGTTCAGGCCGCCTGGCGCGGCATCCAGGCCGCCGCCCTGTGGGCGTGGAACGTCGTGCTGAAGCCCACTTTCGACGCGATCATGGTCGGGGTTCGCGCCGTGGGCAGCTTCTTCACCTGGCTGTGGACCAATGCGATCGGACCCGCCCTACGCGGGGCCGCCACCGTCGTCACGTGGTGGTGGAACAACATCGTGAAGCGGTACTTCGCACTGGTGAGGGGCGCGATTCGCCTCCTCGGCAGCGTCTTCACCTGGCTGTACCGCAGCATCGTCCGGCCCGTCTTCAACGGCATCAAGAGTGTCATCCTGTGGTGGTGGCGGAACGTCGTCGTCAGGTACTTCAACCTGGTCAAGGCGGCGATCCGCACGCTTGGGTCCGTTTTCCGCTGGCTGTACAACAACATCATCAAGCCCGTTTGGAACGGCATCAAGTCCGTGATCTCTACGGTGTGGAACAAGGGCATCAAGCCTGCGTTCAACGCGCTGAAGACCGCAGTGCACAAGGTGGCGGACGCCTTCAGTAAGGCGAAGGACGGCATCGGCAAGGCGTGGGCGAAGATCAAGAGCCTGACGCGGAAGCCGATCCAGTGGGTCATCGACATCGTCTACAACAAGGGCGTCCGCGGCCTGTGGAACACAGCCGCCAAGGTGTTGCCGATCAAGAAGCTGCCGGTGTTCAAGTTCGCCACCGGTGGCGCCGTGCACGGGCCCGGCACGGCCACATCGGACTCCATCCCGGCGCGGCTGTCCCGTGGTGAGCACGTGTGGACCGCGCGTGAGGTGCAGGGCGCTGGCGGGCATCGCGCCGTCGAGGGGCTGCGGGCCGCAGCGCGTGGGGGAGCGGGTCAGGGTGGCCCGGCCCCGGCGGCTGGTGGCGTGCCCGGGTACGCGCTGGGTGGCGCGGTCGATTGGTTCAAGGGGGCGGGCGACAAGCTCGTCGGCGGGGCCAAGGCCGTTGCCGGCTCGGTGTCCAAGGGCCTGTCGAAGGTCAAAGACGCGGCCCTCGGCGGCGTGTACAAGGCCGCGAGCGCCGCATCGAAGCCGATCCGCTCGCTGATCAACACGATTCCGGGCGGCACCAAGGGCTGGGGATCTCTGGCGAAGGCCGTGCCGACGGGGATCCTCGACGAGGTGCTGTCCTCCATCAAGGGCTCGGAGACCTCCGAGCTGGGCGGGCAGGGCGTCGCACGGGCTCTGAAGTGGGCGAAGAGCCAGGCGGGGAAGCCCTACCAGTGGGGCGGCGCGGGTAATCCGTCGTGGGACTGCTCGGGGTTCATGAGCGGCATTCAGAAGGTCATCCAAGGCAAGAACCCCAAGGGCCGCCTGTGGTCGACGTTCTCGTTCTCCGGGAAGCGGGCCCCGTCCGGCTGGGAGTATCACAAGAAGAGCCCGTTCCAGATCGGCATCACGAACAACGGCAAGGGCCACACCGCGGGCACCCTGGCAGGCACGAACGTGGAGTCGCGGGGCGGTGACGGTGTCGTCGTCGGGTCCCGCGCCCGCGGCTACAAGTCGTCTCTGTTCGGCAACAACTGGTACGGCTTCAAACCCGCCATCGGCGGGGGCGGCGGCAAGTCCGTCGCCGCGGCGAAGGCCACCGCCCGGCAGATGATGGGCGAGTTCCACTTCAGCCAGAAGCAGTTCCCGGCGCTGGAGAAGCTGTGGCAGCGCGAGTCCGGCTGGCGCTGGAACGCCGACAACCCCACCTCGGACGCCTACGGAATCCCCCAGGCCCTCCCCGGCCGGAAGATGCGCTCGGCGGGCGCGGACTGGCGGACGAACCCGGCCACCCAGATCAAATGGGGGCTCGGCTACATCCGCAGCCGATACGGGTCGCCGTCTCGGGCGTGGGGCCGCTGGCAGGCCCGTAACCCGCACTGGTACGACAACGGCGGCTACCTGCCGGAGGGCCTGTCGATGGTCTACAACGGCACCGGGGCACCGGAGCCGGTCATGACAACGCAGCAGATCAACGCATTGACGGGGGCTGCTGTACGGGGCCGGGATCAGTCCGGGCTGGGAGACCTGTCGGTGGCCGTGTTTGTCGGCGATCGGGAGATCACGGATATTGCTCGGGCTGAAGTGCGGGCTGAGAACGGGCGTCTGGTGACGTCGCTGAACGCGCGGCCGGGGAGGTGACCTGTGGCGATTCCTGGGAATCTGCTGTCGGTGACGACGTCGTCGATCGAGCCGAACATCAGCGGCTGGACGTCGCGAATGAACTGCACGCTCGCGCGGGCGTCGGGCGGCCGGGTGGGTGACGGCTGCCTGAAGTTGACCTCCGTGGCGGCGGGGGAGATGCAGGCGAGAACGTTCTCGTGGCTGCCCGTGTCGAGTGGGGATCTGTATTTCACGTTCGCCGACGCGTCTGCCAGCGCCCAGCCGGAGCGGATCGGTATCCGCTGGATGGACTCGACCGGCGCCGAGATCAGCGTGACGTGGTCGCTGACGACGGCGGCCGCGTCGTCGTCGTGGCATCGCGTGTCGGTGGCGGGATACGCCCCGGTGGGTGCGGTGCACGCGCAGGTGCTGCTGTCGTCCACGGTCGCCGGGGCGGGGGTGCTCCACTACTGGGAGAACATCTACCTGGGGCCGCCGCTCCGCTACCCGGGCAACGTGCTCAGCTTCAACGCCGAGTCGGGCGGGGAGATCGACAGCACCGCGTGGGAGGCGGAGGCCAACACGAGCGTAGGCCGGATGGCGCCGGTCGCCGCCTGGGCCGCCGACTTCTACTACGCGGGAGGCCACCAAATCACGGTCACCGCCACAGCAGCCGGGGACGCGAGCGCGGTCACGGTAGAGCGCCCGCCAGTGGTGCCGGGCGTCGAATACCTGGCGTTTACCTACCTGGGCCCGCCCACCACCGGGTCGGTGACGTGGGTTGAGCTGCGGTTCTACGACGAGGCGGACGCCCAGTTGGAGGCGCACCGGGCGCCGCTCGCGGCCCCTGGGACGGGCGTGTACCGGCAGATCACCTCCGGGATCGCCCCGGCAGGCGCCGTGTCGGCGGCTCTGGCTGTGGGGATCACGGGGGCGTCGGCGGGGCAGGTACTGCGCACGGAGGGCTCGTCGATCGCGCCCCTGTACAGCACGCCGAACCCGTCGCTGCGCACCGGCAGCGTGCTGCCGATGGCCGACTGGGACTTCGAGGAGAGCGTCGGCGCGTGGACGGTCGCCTCGGGGGCGGCCACGATCGCCCGTAGCAGCCCGTGGGGCGCGCAGGCGGCGTTCGACTTCTACAGCCTCACCGTCACCAGCAGCACGGCCACGACCAGCGTGCTCCGCTCCGGCATCTACCCCATCGGCGACACAACGGGCGAAAACTGGCGGGCCGAGGTCTACACGAAGGTCGTCTCCGGCGGCTGGGACATGTCCGTGTACATGAGGTGGTTCGACGCTGAGGGGAACCTGGTCTTCACCTCCACAGTGCCGTCGCTTCCTGCTGGCACGCCCGGATGGTGGTGGCGCAGTGCCGACGACCCGGCTCCGGCAGGCGCCACCCAGGCGCAGATCGAAGTGGAGCTGACCGCAACAGCAGCGGGCGCCGTTCTTCAGATCGACCGGCCCGCCCTGTGGCAGACACTCCCACTCACGGCGACCAGCGCCGACAGCAAGTCCGCCTCGGTGCAGCTCATCCTGCGCGAGCTCGAAGTCGGACAGCTGCTCACCGTGTGGCGGATCACCCCCGACGGGGGCCGCACCCTCGTGCGCGGCCCCGACCAGCTCTACGACGGCACCTACGTGATCCCTTCGGACAGCCTCATCATCGAGGACTACGAGGCTCCGCTCGGCGTGCCGGTCTACTACCGCATCGAGAGGGTATGGCCGGGCAGCAGCGAGAAGAGCACCCGCATCACTGACCCGCCGATCACCCTCGACCCAGGCGATCCGAATCTCGCGTGGCTCACAGACCCGGCCCGGCCCGGTATCGGCCTCCGGGTCCTGGTTAAGCAGGCGCCCGAGTGGCAGCAAGCCATCGAACAGACCGCCTACCGGATTCGCGGCAGGGCCACACCCGTCGTCATCGGCGACGTCCGCGGGAGCCGCGAGGGTGACCTCGTGTGCTGGACCACCAGCGACGAGCAGCGGGAGGCGCTCCGGTTCCTCCTGGCCACCGGGAACGTGCTCCTGTGGCGGTGCGCCCCGGGCATGGGCGAACCCGACGTGTACGTCAGCGTCGGCGAGATCCAGTACCCGCGGATCGTCACCTACGCCCGCGAGCAGTGGCGCGAATGGACACTGCCGTTCACCGAGGTGGACATGCCCACAGGCGGGCAGGTCGGCACCGCCGGCTGGACCGTGTACGACGTCCGCCTCGAATACGCCACCGGATACGACGTCCTCGACCGGTACGAGACCGTGTTCGACCTGGCCATCGACAGGAGGACGTGACGTGTACCCGCCCCCGTCCCGCCTGTTCCTGCCGACCCTCGTCGAGTCACACACCCCAGTCACCGTCGTCCAACTCCACAAGACGGACGGCACCGTCGGCCCACTGGAGCACACCGCGGGGTCGGTGACGGTCGACAGGTCGCAGGCCGTGCGGCGCACCGCCAACGTCACCATCCTCGACACCAGCTTCATCCCCCGCACACCCACCGCTCAGCTCGCCATCTACGGCTCCCGACTCCGCATCCAGCGGGGCATCCGGTACGGAGACGGGCACGTCGAGCTGGTGCCCGTCTTCTGGGGGAGGGTCGACGCCGTCGAAGGTGACCCCGACATCGGCCCCGTCGACATCAAAGCATCGGGCCTCGAGGCAGTCGTGGCCGACGACAAGTTCGTCGAGGCGTACTCCACCCGCGGCGGCGTCACCGCCGTCACCGCAATCACCGGGCTCATCCAGGCCGCCATCCCCGGCGCCGTCATCGTCGCCTTCGCGACGGACCAGGTCATCGGTGTGCGCACCTGGGACGCCGAGGGCGACCGGTGGGCGGCGGTGCAGGAGTGCGCGACCGCGATCGGCGCCGAATGCTACGCCGACGCCGACGGCGTGTTCGTCATCGCCGAGCTCCCCGACATGCTGACCGCGCCCATCTCGTGGCAGGTCGACGCCGGCGACCGTGGCGCCCTCGTCTCCGCCACCCGCGGCTACAGCCGCGACGGGATCTACAACTGGGTGACCGCCCGCGGGGAGAACACCGAAGAGGACACGCCTCCCGTCTCTGCCTACGCCGCTGACGAGGACCCGACCAGCCCGACCTACGTGTACGGGGCGTTCGGCCGCGTCCCGACGTTCTACAGCTCGGCGACGCTCACCACGACGACCCTGGCGCAGGCCGCCGCCAACAAGCTCCTCCGCGACAGCCTCAAGCCCAACGCCACCGCGGACCTGTCCAGCGTCCCCAACCCGTGCCTGGAGCCGGGCGACATCCTCCGCGTCACCTACGGCTCCGGAGACCGCGACCTCCTCCAAGTCGAGAGCTTCTCCCTCGACCTGGTCGGCGGCGACTTCACCGTGCAATGCATCGGCGGACGGGAGGACGCATGAGCACCCCTGCCAGCCCCCAGCAACTCGCCGCAGCCATCCGCGGAGCCGCCGTCACCGCAGGTGAAACCGCCCCCGTCGTCCGGGGCGCAGACTGGCGCCTCGCCACCGTCACCGCCGTCAACAGCAACGGCACCGTCGACTGCGGCGAGATCCGCGCCCGCCGCCTGCCCAGCTACCCGGCCCCGGCGACCGGCGACGTCATCGTCGTCACCCGCTCCAGCTCCGGAAACTGGGCCGCAGCCGGGCGCCTGGAGAGCAGCGGCGCAGGCTGGACCAGCCTCACGCTCGCATCCGGCTACGTGTGGCCGGGGCACGGATACAGCCCGGCCTACCTGGTGCAGGGCCGCCAGGTGACATTCCGCGGCCGGGTCGGGCCGTCGTCCGGCACCATCGCCAACGGCGCCACGATCGCCACCATCCCTGCCGCTATCCGCCCGCCGGCAGGTGTCGAGGCAGGGTTCGCGGTCGCCCGGGATTCCGGCGTCAACCCAGCCGTGATCCGAGCCGAGATCACGGACACGGGCACCTTGCGTATCTACGAAACCGCGAGTCAACCCTCCTGGATCGCGCTCGACGGCATCAGCTACTGGACCATCTAGGAGGCCCTGTGCCCACCGACGACTACGGCCAGGGCGTGCCCTGGCTCGACAACGGCGACAAGCCCGACGTGCGGGCCGGCACGAAGGGGCTCGCTGACGCCCTCACCCCGCGGTCCGTGATGCGGTTCGCGACCGCCGCCGAGCGCAACGCCACCGTCACCTCTCCGGTTGCCGGGATGGTCGCCCACCTCGCGGCTGAGAAACTTTTCACCGGCTACGACGGCACCGCCTGGGTGGTCCTCGCCGCGGGCTCCTCCCAGTGGACGACGATCAGCCTCGCGTCCGGCTACACCCACGACGGCAACGCGAACGGCAACGTGCAGTACCGGCTGGTCAACTTCTTCGGGGAGATCTCCCTGATGTTCCGGGGCGGGGTCGGCATCACCTACAGCGGCGGCGAAACCGGCACCCCCTTCAACAACAGCCAGATCAACAGCAGCCCGCTGCCAACGAACGCGCGGCCGTCGACCAAGCGGACCATCACCTGCGCCTGCTCCGTGCAGCGCACCACCCTCTCCAGCGTGAAGCTCGACATCAACCCCGAGGGCACGCTCGTCCTGATCGGCATCGGCGCCACGGACGAGAACCCGCCCTGGGTCAGCCTCAACGGCACGTTCTGCTCCCTCTGACCTGCGCCAACCCAGCAGCCCCGCCGATTCGGCCGGGGCCTTTTCTGTGAGGAGGCCCCATGGCCACACCCATGTCCGCATCCACGTTCGTCGCCGCCCTCAAGAAGGAGGGCGTCAAGGTCTCCGAGAAGTACAGCGGCTGGCGCACCCACAACCGCAACCACGTCGGCGCCTGGGGCGGCATCAACGGCGTCCTCATCCACCACACCGCCGGCCGCGACAGCCGCGCCCTCTGCTACAACGGGCGCTCCGACCTGCCCGGACCCCTATGCCACACGCACCTCGCGAAGGACGGCACAGCCACCATGATCTCTTCCGGGCGTGCGAACCACGCCGGGACCGCCGCCCGCAACGCGTTCAACGCCGTCGTCAACGAGTCATCCACCCACCCCCACCCGTCCGCGTCCAGCGGGACGGTCGACGGAAACGCCCACTTCTACGGCATCGAGATCGAAAACCTCGGCACCAGCAAAGACCCCTACCCCGCGGCCCAGTACGACGCCGCCGTCCGCTGGGCCGCCGCGATCTGCCGCCACTACGGCTGGTCAGCCGACAGCGTCGTCGGCCACAAGGAAACCAGCATCGAGGGCAAGCCCGATCCCTCGTTCGACATGACCAAGTTCCGCCGCGACGTCGCCGCCCGGTTGAAGGGCTCGGCCGGCAGCGGATCCGTCACCGGCACCGAGAAGGAGATCGAAAACATGGACAAGAAGACCGCCTACACGACGTTCTGGACCGGCGACTACGCCCCCGCGCCGAAGACCGCCTCCACCGTCAAGGAGAACCCGACCTGGATGCCCATCTCGGTTCTGGTCGGCAACTACGAGCAGACCTCCCGGGCCCGGGACGACATCGCCGAGCTGGCCAAGCAGGTCTCCGAGCTCACCAAGCAGGTCTCCGAGCTCTCCAAGAAGGTCAAGTAGCCCCTAACCGGAACACGATCAGTCCATTTCTTCTCTCAGAAGGATCCTGCCGTGAGAGTCCTCGGCCGCGAGCCCGCGCTCGTCCTCAACACCGTCTCCGCCGCCCTGTCCGTGCTCGTCACCCTCAACTTCGGGATGACCACCGCGCAAGCAGGCGCCATCGTCGCCGTCATCAGCGCGGTTTTCGCAGCAGCAGCAGCCGTCGTCACTCGGCCCATCGCCCCAAACGCGTTCACGGGCCTCGTCGCCGCCGTCGCCGCACTCACCGCCGCATTCGGCTTCGAAGTCGCCCCCGAAACCGTCGGCGCCATCACCGGCCTCATCCTCGCCGGACTCGCACTCCTCACCCGCGGGCAGGTGAGCCCGTCCAAGCCGGACGCCCCTGCCGCCGGAGCCTGACCAGGGGGCCCACATGTCGGACGAGCCGACACTCGGGGAGGTGGTGCGACGCCTCGAAGCCGTCCACCAAGACCTCAAGGAAGACGTCCGCGAGCTCGGCTCCCGCCTCGACAGCAAAGTCTCAATCGAGCGCTACGACTACGAACACCGTGCCCGCGATGACGACTCCCGCCGAATGAGCGAACGAGTCCGCGCCATCGAAGAAGCCCGAGACGCCGACGCACGACAAGCAGACCAGGACCGGCGCGCCGCCGAAGACCGGCGCCGCAGCGACCGCCGGCTCGTCTTCACTGCGCTGGTGGCGCCGATCCTGCTGCTGCTACTCCAGACGTACCTGGCGGCGAGGGGGGCGGGCTCGTGAGCACGCACCACCACCCCAGCAAGCGGCGGCGCCGCAACGACCTCCTGTACGCCGCTGCGGTCGTGGTGGCCCTGGCCGCGTTCGCGTGGGTGGTGCTCACTATGCAGCGCCTCGCCGGGGACCTCCGTGAAGCCAACGACGCCCGCGATGCCCTCGCCGAGCAGGTACAGCAGCTCGGCGAGAAACCCGTCGCCGGCCCACCTGGATCCCGCGGCGACTCCGGCGACGCTGGGCAAGTCGGCCCTCGGGGACCCCGCGGACCCGAAGGCGACCAGGGCAACCGAGGACCCACCGGCAAGCCCGGGGCCAGCGGAAAGGACGGAGACAGCGGCCCCGACGGCAAGACCGGAGAAGCCGGGAAGGCCGGGGACGAGGGGCCGAAGGGTGAGCAAGGGGAGACCGGCAAGGACGGCGCCCCCGGCGAACCCGGGCCCCAAGGACCCAAGGGCGAGCCCGGCGCTTCCGGGCCCCGCGGCGAACAAGGCCCGCAAGGCGAACGCGGACCCGCCGGCCCAGCACCCTCGTCATGGACCTGGACGTACAACGGCGTCACCTACCAGTGCACGCCCACCACCGACGGGGCCACCTCCTACAGCTGCGCCCCCACCGGGAGCGGCAGCGGCCAGGACGGGCCCACACCAGAGACCGCCGCACTCGACCCCAGCCGACGCACCTACCCGTAAGGAGCCCCGTGCCCGACCCGTCGCAGCCCCGACCCGTCACCCCACGCCCCACCCCCGGCGGCGCCGACCTCGGCTCCCAAGTCGACATGGGCTGGGTGGACCCGCCGCCCGAACCGTCGCCGGAGCCGCCGCCCCCGCCGTCCAACAACCCGTTCCTCGAACCCGCCATCGCACCCCCGGCCGAACCGCTGGCCGACTAGGCGGCATGACAACGCCCCGCCCTCCTGCCATGGCAGGGGAGCGGGGCGCATCGTCGTGTGCGCTACTTCGCCTTCTCGTACTCGACGGTCTGGTCGCACGGCTTCCCGTACTTGCGCAGCGCTTTCCGCTCCGCCTTGTCCGCTGACAGGCCCCACCGCAGCTTGGTCGCCACCCAGTCGTTCACGTACTGGCAGTAGGCACCCTTGGCCGGCGGCATCCACTCGGCCGGATCCCTGTCGCCCTTCGACCGGTTCGGCCCCAGGCTCACGGCCACCAGGGAGCGCTTCGCCTTGAGATCGTTGGCGTACCGCTCCCGCTTCTCTGTATCCCAGCCGTGCGCGCCCGACGCCCACGCCTCCGCCAGCGGCACCACGTGATCGATATCCAAGGAGCGGTCGTTCGTGGTGGTCTTGCCGTCGTAGTACGACTCCCACTTCCCGCCCGACAGCTTGCAGTCCTCGCCCTGCTTAGGCTTCTCGATCGCTTCCTGGATGAGGACTTCCTTGCGGGTGTCGCAGCCGTCGTGGTCGGCGTCCACCCACAGCTTGAACTTTTCGCGGTCGTAGCCGCGGGTGTGCTCCGGCTTCACCGGCAGCTCGTCCACCGCGTCGCTGACGGTCAAGGCGTCACCGGCGGCGGCCGGCTTGGAGTCCGCGGGCTTTGGATCGTCGGCCATCTGCTGACAACCCGACAGGAGTACTGCCGCGACCGCCACGGCGACAGGGAGGCGCGTCTTCAACATGCCAGCAGCATCCCACGCGAGGCGACGCGCAAACGGGCTTAAGTATCAGTCCAAGATGATCTGTAACAGATGCCCGGATGTGCTGGCGACGACTCAACACGATGGTTGATAATGACAGTTATCCAACACTCAACCTGGAGTGCCCGTGGCAGACCCGACCGTGTACTACGACGTGACCGAGCAGGTGCGGGACGCGCTCCTCCACGCTCCGATCCTCGGATGGACCGGAGAGCGCAACTACGACGCGGCGGCGGCCTATGCAGCAAGCACCGCGCTGCATGAGACAGCGGACATCCTCCGCGAACGCGCTGAGGTGTATGCCGCCGACGGCAAGCATGAGGCCGCGCGGGTGCTACTCGACGAGGCGGACCGACTGGCAGACCGTGAGCGAACTCGGCCGAGTCTGGGCGGTGAGCGGTGACCGCCCTCGTTCCGCGCCCGTCGGCGGAACTGTCGACCGACCGGCACGACCCCCGCGACGACTGGCCCGACGAAGCCCGCGCCCTCGCCGACCACCTCGCCGAGTTCTACGGCGACGCCGACCCGCTGCCCACCATCGCCGGAGGATGGATCGCACGGCAGAAGTCCCGCCACACCCGGCGGGCCTACGTCCGCACCTTCAAGTCGTGGGAGGAATACGCCCGCAGCGCGAGTATCCACCCGCTCCAGGCGAAGCTGCCCCTCGCCGACGCCTACGCCAAACACCTCGCCAAGACCCCCACCCGCAACGGCAAGCCCCCGGCGGAGACCACACAGGCCCAAGCTCTCGCCGCCGCCGGGAGCTTCTACACCTACGCCGCCCGCCTCCAAGCCGTCGACTCCGACCCGTTCGCCGCCGTCCTCCGCCCCTACGTCGACCCCGACTACTCACCGACCGAAGGCATGACGGAGGAAGAGACCGCCCGGCTCATCGAGGCCGCCCGCGACTGGGCACCCCGCTCCTACGCACTCGTCACGCTCCTCTACCTCACCGGCGCCCGCGTCGACGAACTCCTGTCGCTGGACGCCGACCAGCTCGGCTACAACCACGGGCACCGCACCCTGCCACTCACACAGAAGGGCGGCAAGAAGCGCCCCGCACCCGTACCCCCGCTCGCCCTCGACGCGCTCCTCGGCTACCTCGGCGACCGCACCGACGGCCCGCTCTTCATCACCGACACCGGACGCCTGCGGCGCTGGACGCAGCCCGAAGCGTGGAAGCACCTCCGAGTCCTCGCCCGCCGCGCCGGAATCCCGCAGGCAGCCACGATCAAACCCCACACCCTGCGGCACCAGTTCATCACCGACAACCTCGCCAACGGAGTCCCCCTCCAAGACGTCCAAGACGCCGTCTCCCACTCCGACCCGCGCACCACCCAGCGATACAACCGGCGCCGACGCCAACTCGACGACCACCCCGCTTACAGCCTCGCCGCGAAACTCGCCGCCAGGCTCGACACCGAAGAAGAGGAGACGCCAAGTGCGACCGGAAGAGATTGAGATCGGCGCGTACTACGTGAACGTGCACGACCGCGGTGACCAGGTGCGGGTGCTGGAGGTAACGCCCGACAGAACCGCGACCATCGCGGCGGTGAAGGTCGAGTCACGGTGAGGCGGGGATACTCGGGTCTACGAGTCCGTGAACTTCGCCCGCGACTTCCGCCCGCTCTAACTCCCCACCCAGCACGGTGCCCCCGCCAGTCGTAGTGGCGGGGGCACCGCCGTGTGAGGCTACCCGCTGCTGGGTGTCCACTCGTAGGAGCCGCCGCCGCGCCAGTCGATGAGGTCCACGTCGTCGAGGCGCACGTCGGCCCGGTCAAGGCCAACGCCCTCGAGGAGGTCGAGGACCTCCATCACGTTGTAGGCGACGCCGAGGATCCGACCGCGGGCGACGACGCGCCTGCCGCCCTGACTGTCGGGTGCGTGGACGACGACCGGGGGCATGCCGCTACCCGGCCGCGTTGTCGGGGTGCCACACGTCGTGGCCGCCGCCGCGCCATTCGACGAGCGGCCCGTCGAGGTCGAGCTTGCTTCTGGTCCAGCCCGCGTCGGCGAGGAGATCGGCGAGTTCTTCGAGGCTGTGGGCCCGGCCGAGGATGCGGTCGTAGCAGCGCACGCGACGGCCGCCGTCCTGGTCGGGCGGGTACACGATCACCGGGGCAGCCATGCCCCCAGCCTGCGGCACAGCGACCGGGCCCGCATCCCGGGCAAAGAATCTTGGTTGAACATGCAACCTTCTGGTCTGTCCGGTCGTCTGCCATGTATCCGCGTATAGCGCGCCACAACGGGCGCGACCCCCCACAACTACATAAGGAGATCATCTTGGGTAGAACCTTGGGCGTCATCACCGCCACCGTCGCCGCCGGAATCCTCCTCACCGGCTCCCAGGCAGGCGCCACCACCACCCGCACCGCAGCTACCCAGACCGGCACGGTCGTCACGCAGGGCACCGGCTGGAAGCACGCCACCATCCTCGGCGTCACCAGCGTGTCCCCGACGAAGACGTACACGATCACGTTCGACACGGCCGCCATGAAGGCCCGCTACGCCCCCTACTACACCGAAGCGATCAAGCAGATACGGGACGCCGGCATCCACATCCAGGTCGGGGGAGTCGAACCCGTCGACGTCACCAAATGCGGGCCCGCCGACCACATCCAGATCACCGAGCTGCACCGGCCCCTCGGCACGCCCGGCTGGTCACAAGGCATGCCCTGCCCGTTCCCCGACCAGGGGATGAGCCGCGGCGGCATGGTCGCCTACGACTCCGAGTACTGGGACGGCACCTGGTACATGCCGGACTACAAGCTGAAGAACACGATCGTCCACGAGGTGCTGCACGCCATCGGCCTCGACCACCCCAACGTCGACCTCGACGGCGACGGCATAGCCGGGCCCTACGAGTGCGTTGCCACCAGCTACGGCAACAAGCCAATCATGTGCAGCCCGAACGGCGGCTACTCCACCAGCAACGCCGGGAAGCTCGTCGGCTACGACGTGAACGGGCTGAAAGCCCTCGTCGCCAACGCCCGCGCGCAGGGCCTCTCGTAGCCGCCCGCCTGTCACCGCGACCTGCCACACTGGCGGTATCCAATCCATCATGCTGGCTGCATGTGGACGGACGGCCCCGTCGACAGCGCGACGGGGCCGAAACCGTGAGGAGGACCGGTGGCCTATTACGCGCACTTCTGGCGCAACTTCGAGGAATACCGCCTGCCATTCGACACGGTGGACGATGCCGTGGACTACCTACGTGAGGGGTCCGACGCCAGCACGCTGTCCGTGATTGACGTGCTGGACGAGGACGGGACCGTGGTGCTGGAGGGCGACTCGCTGAGTGACGCGTTCAGGTCGTCGAGGCTGAGAGCGGCAAGCGCGTGACCGGCGACCTGGTGGCGTTCCTGCGGGCACGGCTCGACGAAGACGAGCAGGCAGCGCGGGCCACTATGTGGGAGGGCTCGGGCAACCGTGCGGACTGGTCCCTGCCCGCCTCCGCGACCGTGGGCACCGGCGAGGACGAGTTCTACGCCGGAGACCGCACTGTCGCCGCCCACATCGCCCGCCACGACCCGGCCCGGGTCCTCGCCGAGGTCGACGCCAAGCGGCGGATCATCGAGCTACACCATGTCGTGGGCGGCTGGCAGGACGAGGACGGCAACGACCACGGGGACGGATGCGGCGAGTGCGGACACTCCGAGGAGTACTCCGACCGAGACGGCTGGTGCGAGACGCTGCGTCTGCTCGCCCTGCCCCACGCCGACCACCCGGAGTACCGCGAGGAGTGGAAGCCGTGAATATCTACTGGCTGTTGGCGGGCATCGGTGTCGGTGCGACACTCGCGGGCTACCTGGCCAGCCGCGCCATGGGCCGTCACGCCAGCGGCGGGGAAGTCCGACGGAGGCCGATCGATGATTCGGTTCCGGCTATCCTGTCACCCGGCAAACAGATCACAGACCCGGACGAAGCGGAAGCGCTGGGCATGACCGCTTACGTCCGACGGCTACGCCAGGGTCGCGCCGGGATGCCAGTGGCGCCGGATATCAACACCTCGCCCTACCGGCAGGGTCTTCGGCGAGGCATGCGAGGCAATCAACCCTAGCCTGCCTCGGCTGCTCGTGCGGCCCGCTTGAGATCTTGTTCGGCGGTGTACCAGCCGTGCTCCCCGACGAGCCCGGAGTCCTCGAGGGCCTGGTTCTTCTTCGCGGCGGCCTGCCGCATGGCCTCCCGTAGCGGCTCCGCGTCATCCCCGGTGTAGGCGGACAACTCCCGATCCGCGGCGAACACCGCCAGCTGGAGCTCGATCAGATCAGCATGCGTCTCGGGGTCGATCACGTTCGCCATACCCTGATCCTACGGTTGCCGGACGACAACCCCCGTCACGCCGCGGTCGTCAGCTCCCGCGCCACAGCAGCCCGCCACACCGCCCGCAGCCGATCCAACTCCGCCAGCGCCTCCGGCGTCCACACCGCCCGACCAGCCACCAGCCGGCGGATCGCCGCATTCGCAGCCACCGCACTCACGCACCGGCCGCAACACGCCCCCGAAGTGGTCATGCAGCGAGTCTAGGCGCCGCCACTGTCAGCCAGCCCGGGCTCGGGGGCCTGGATGTAGGTGCCCTTGCCGGGGAGCGTTATGGCCAGCCCGCGGTCGCGGAGCTCCTGCACGACGCGGCGGGCGGTGCCGTAAGCGATGCCGTACTCCTCTGCGAGGTCTCGCTCGCCTGGGAGGCGCGCTCCGGGCCGCAGCTGCCCGGCATCGATACGGCGCGCGATGTCGTCAGCGACCTGGACGTACACGTAGACCGGCAGGCCGGGGTCCACCCACCCACCATGATCATCTCCCATAGTGTCACACGGTAGAGCGCCCCTGAGCTGCACAAACCTACGGGTAGCTGCACAGAGCTGTATAGAGCTCTATGAGGCAGCTACCCTCGAATGGATGCCGCAGTGGTGCGGCGAAGGGGGACTCATGACTGGCATCTGGTTACCGCGGCAGCCGTAACCGTCGAGCCTGTTCCCCCAGTTGACCGCGCTCCGGCCGTGTCTTGGGCGAGTCATCCGCCCCTCGCGCTGCCGTGGCCCTCCCTGCACCCCCTTTTGCGGGAGGGCCACGGCACTCTCATCACTCGAACGAGTGATCGATATCCGTGAGCGCCAGGTCTACCCTCAAGATCAGCAGACGGCCGACCCTCGGGCGCCAGTCCTACCTCCCAAGTAGGCGACCCGAGTGGTCGGCCGTCTGCGTTGAGTGGGAAATGGGAGATGAATGGGAGACGGACGACGCCTCCTACTCCCTTCTAGTACCTATGCCTGCACCGAACTGCACTAAAATACCAGGAGATGTGTCCTGACCTGACCTGTTGCTTCCCCCACCAGGAGCTACGCAGCAGTCGAACCGATCATCATGGTCATGTATTCGATGACGTCCGGCGTCTCGGTCGGATCCTGCTCGCCGCTGGGGCGCCGGCGTCTGACGAGGAAGACCGCGGCGACCACCAGACATGCGGCGAGCAGGCCGAGAACCAGAACGAGCCAGTCGGACAACAGGGCCTCCAGGTGCGCGGGCAGACATACGTGCGTGGGGGTGGAGCTCGTGGCGGCGGGATCGGAAGCGTGCTCGGCGGTGCGTGTCGGTGCGCGTGCGCGGACCGGGGGAAGGGAGGCGGAGGGATCAGCCGCCGCCGGACGCCCCGGAGGCCGCCTGCCGGGCGCTGTGCGTACGGGGGCGCAGGGCGGCTGCCGCGAGCACGGCCGGCGCGATGACCAGCAAGGCGCGGGTGACCATCGACATGGAGCCGTCGGGCTGTCGCCGGTCGGGGGAGAGGTGGCGCGGGGCCGCGGCAAGGCTGCGGGAGGGCGACGGCTGGGGCGACGCGGGCGTGGGGTCGTCCGGGCGCGTCGGGGAGGGCCGCTCGGGCGGCCGGGGCGGAGCCTGTGTATGTCCGACGGGCGCCGCCGGTCCGGAGGGAGCCGTGGCCGGAGGTTTCGGAGGCGGAGGCGCCGGGCTGGCGGGGGGTGAGGACGGTGGAGTGGGTGCGGGGGGACTCGGCGTCGGCTCCGGCGGCGTGGGAGTGGGTGTCGGTGTGGGGCTCGGCGTGGGCGGTTCCGAGTGGCAGGGCCGACGGCCGGACGAGAGGTGCACGGTGCCTTGCGCGGTCTGGATGGTCAGGGAGGCCCCCGGACAGCCGTGCGGCCGCCCGGATGTCGCGGTCACCCGCGAGTCGTCGGTGTGGACGGTGAGACGCGAGCCATCGTCAGGCCGCGGACCTGCCGTGGCGCCGAACGACTGCGTGGCCCCCACCGTCGCGTCGGGGCGGGCGGTGGAGGCACCCGGAGTCGGCGGCGGAGACGGCGAGACCGGCGACGGGTGTGGTGGGACCGGCGGCGTGGTCACCGCGCCGTCTGGGCCGGTGCCGGCGGGGGATACGGCGGCCGCAGGGGCCATGGAGGAATTGTTCGGAGCGTGTCGGGGCGTGAGGGAGGACGCACCGAGCGCCGAGGCCCCTCCTGCCGTACCGAGCGCGGCGCAGACAACGAGCGCCGTCGTCAGTGTCCTTCGTCGTGTGTGGCCGTCGGCCCGCTCGCTGTCCCGTTGCTGCACACGCCGAGCATGA